TTATATGATGTTGGCCAGGGTTTCCGCTGCGCGCTCATCGTCACCAGGCATTACGTGGCTGTAGGTGTTGAGCGTCAGATTTGCAGTGCTGTGGCCGAGGCGCTGCTGTACCGTCTTGTAGCTGGCTCCGTGCTGCAGCAGGAGCGAGGCGCTGGTGTGGCGCAGGCTGTTGAGGCAGAAATCCTTTGGCATATCTGCTTTTTTGCCGTAACGTTTGACGAGCTTGCTTATTGCGTCCGGGTTGAGAGGTCTGCCGTGCTCTCCCGGAAAAAGGAGGCCGTATGGCTGCCACAGCGCGTCGCTCATGGCCTGCAGGCGGACGGTCCTTATCTGTGCCTTAATGAGCGGAAGAATCGCCTTAGGCAGGCTCACAGTGCGCCAGCTGTCCTCTGTCTTAGTGCTTGCGCCAATCTCACCGCCACCTTTGGTACGCAGGTTGGTCTGCCGGACGGTAAACGTGCACCGCTCCAGGTCTACGTCTTGGTAGCGTAAACCAAGAATCTCACTGCGTCGCATGCCGCTGGTGGCTGCAAGTTTGATGAGCAGCTGGTGCGCTGGATCAGTGATGACGGAGAGCAGCTTTGTTACCTGTGCCTGGGTAAGAGCCACCCACTCGCGCTTGCGGGTAACCTTTGGCTTTTTGATTTGTAGCATGGGATGCTTTGCAAGCACACCATCAATTACTGCTTGTGTAAGCAGAGCCTTGAGCGTTACATAGATATGCTCAACGGTGCGGCTGGCAAGCTTTGCTGACAGTGCGGCTATAAAATCACGGATGTTGGCTGGCTGCAGATTGCAGAGCGGGAAGTCGCCGAGCTCCGGCTTGATGTGCACCCGGATGTGTGACTCGATTGTCGCCCAGGAATTTTTGCGGATGGCTGCGTGTTGGACGACCAGGTAATGATCACACCAATCTTTGAGCAGCATGCCGCTGCTGTAGGTCCCGCTGCGCTTTGCAATTTTGAATTCCTGCACCTTGCGGTCAAGCTCTGCAGATGTCTTTGCCGTGAAGTAATGCTTTTTGCCGAGGTACGTCACTGTGGTGGCGTAGCGGCCGTCGGCGCGTTTTTTATACTTTGCCATTGTGTAAAACCTCCGATTTTGATATAATGGAGGTGCAAAAAATAACCGTTGCAAGTTTGATTTTGCACCTTGCTCTCTTTCGTGGTGGATTGAGAGCACCATCCGCCTGTGCTGGTAACACGGGCGGTTTTTATTTATTTTTGCAGCAGCATTTTAGCTCTGGAGAGCAGCTGCTCCGAAAAATCTCCCATAGTGGTGTATGGGACAATTTCGTTATCGTTTGTTGCTCCCTTGTGGTATAAGCCGATTTTAGGGGCTTTGGCTGGATTGCCGTCATTCCAAAAATACAGGCGGCAGAGCCATTTGTTTGTCTTGCCCTGATACAAAATGCCTAGATAAGTCTTATTTCGCTTACATTTTATATCGCTTTCCGGGATAAGTCCAGACAATAATTCCTTGACTTTGTCCAGAGTAGCTTCCTCATCAGTATGGAGGTCTTGCTCGATAATATCTTCAAGCGTAGGCTTTGGGGTAACTCTACGCTGTATTTCCTCATTGATAAAATCGTTCAAGGCTTTTTTGATGATCGGCCGGAATCTATCAATGTTTGCAGTGGTTTTTTGCCCTGCACCAAGTGTACTGATGATGTAACGAGTGAAATCATCGTCTGGCTTGCTGAGCTGGCGAGCAATGAGGGCTTTGATTTGTCCATCATATTTTGCTTTTTCAGCAATGGACGCTAGCTCTGCGACATTAAATTTTGATTTATCAAATTTCTGCAGACAAGCAATGTCTGCATCGGTAATGGCGGAAATAGAGAACGACAAAAAAGGCGTGTTGTCCATTACATGGGATTGCTCCGTATCCGAAAAAAACATGTAATCGCAGCCATTGGTCAGCACGGCGAATTTTACGGAAGGGCAAGCAGCATAGTATTTTTTTAGTTGCGCGATGTGGTTTAGAAGCTTTTCGCTCAGGTGCTTACATTCTACAAGTACAGCGACCTGCCCTGCTTTATCCAGCAGGGCGTAGTCTACCTTATTGCAGGAATCACCAAAATCTGCCATATATTCTGGGACAACATCCTCGGGACTGGTTACGTCGTATCCCAGTAGTTTCAGAAATGGCGCAATAAAAAATGCTTTGGTAGCTTCTTCTGTTTGAGTGTTGGCTCTAAATTTTTCTATTTTTTCGGCTAATGTTTTTAAATCTTCTTTCATTTGCCATCCTCATTTCGCACTTTCTTTATTTAGAAAACTTTCCCTTTTAATAGTTTTGTGGTAAACTATTTATAGATTAAAATTATCGTTGTCGTCACTTCGGTGGCGACTTTTTTGTTTTTTATGGGGAAGTTTCAAGCGGTGGCGGCAGTTTCTTCTGCCGCCAGAATACCTAAGATAAAAAGATATAATTCCACCTGAGCGTCCTCGTTTAATAGTTCGAGTCGCTCACTGTCCATTAGATTAATACACCTCCTTTATTGGTTCCGCAGGTTTTTGGGATTTGAAAGTAAATCCTCAAAATATTCACGAGCGCGTTGTTGCGCTGCAGGACTAAGTTTGTTGTAAGCGTCTATGATTGCCTTAGTATTATCTTCTGGCTGCTCCCATCCCATTATTACTGCCGGACTAATTTGCAAAGCTTTTGATAGTGCTGCTATTTTATCACGGCGCATGTTAGCGATGTCGCCAGATTCCCATCGGGATATTGTTGCAGGAGATACTTTAACTTGCGATGCTACTTCTTCCAGCGTTAGGTTTAACTCTAAGCGCCTAGTTTTGAGTATATCCTTGACTTCCATTTTCTCACCTCGCTTAATTAGAAGATACCACACTTTTTGCGAAAAAGCAATAAAATTTTGTGAATACGCCTTGACTTTTGCGTTTACGTAAGTTATACTTGTTTACGTAAACGCAAAAGAACGGAGGTGAACGTAATGCTTGATAAGGCTAAATTCAAATACTTTGTTGCTACCAAAAATTTAACCCTCTCTGATTTAGCAGTTAAAATGGGCATGAACCCTGCTACTTTAAGCAAAAAGCTGAATGGAACAACTGACTTCTCGCGTCACGAAATTCAGCTTTTTAAAGACATTGTAGGCCTGACTGAATCTGAAATGTTAAGTGTTTTTTTTGCTTGAGAATTTGCGTAAACGCAAAAACAGAGGTGGCACATGGAACCTATCGCTGTAACTCTCGACAAAGCCTGCGAGCTGACTGCCATCGGTAAAGCGTCGATGGTGAAGCTCATGCAGGATCCCAAATTTCCGGTATTTAAAATCGGAAACAAGTCGGTTATCCCAGTAGCTGGCTTGAGAAAGTATATTGAAACTCTGGGTGCTGAGCACTATGGAGTCGTTTAGGAGGCGGATGGTATGAAAAAGCTTTTAATTATCCTGCTTATGGCCATCTGTGCATGGGAGGCATGGGACTACACCCATCCTCAGCCTGTAGACCGCTACGTGGTCAAGGTTACCGCTGCTGATGGCGACACCCTCTGGCATCTCGTTGGAGACGTCATGGATAGAGAGGGAGACCGCCGCGATGTCCGCGAGGTCATCCACTACGCCAAAAAAATCAGCAACCTGAAAGGTGACCTGCAGGTTGGCGATGTTGTTCTCATCCCTATCGAAGTCGTTAAAAAATGAGAACCGATGAGCGCGGCGTCCACTACGTAGACTGCATGTTTTGTGGTACGGAATGGATAGTGAGCCGCTTTGTAAAAGAACCGTATGCGTGCCCTTATTGCAGGGCTATGTATAAAAATTTCAATCCACCACAATAAAAAAAGAAAAAGAAAGGTAAGGTGTAAAAAGGTAATGATTAGAACTAAAACCCAGATTTTTATTCAACGTTTAAGTCTTGAAATGCATAACCTGCGTGAATACGCAGGTTTGCTGGAACGCTGGAATGAGGACGACAACCAAGATGAGGTCCTGCAGGAGGCGAAGCTTGATGTTATTGACCGTATCGGCTCAACGCTCAACGAGATGCGCGAGCTGCAGTCTCATGAATGGGCTGCTACGTACAAGGCTCTGCAAGATTCTGCAGAAAAAACTGCTGCTGATCCTAAACCGGAACCTACGCCGGTTCCCGAGCCTGGTTATTTCGACATCGGAGAGGAGGCAGAGCAAAATGGCTAACATCTATGAGCTTAAAGATCAAATCAAAGCCTGCATCCAGCTGGATGAAGAGCACGTGGTTGACACTGAAGACGGCGAAATCTTGAACCTGCAGCAATTCGAAGCGCTGCAGATGGAGCGCGACCAAAAGATTGAAGGCATGTGCTGCTACATCAAGAACAAGATTGCCGAGGCCGATGCCATCGACGCCGAAGCCAATACTCTCAGTCATCGCTCCGGTGTAATTAGAAAAGAAGTCGAGCGCTGCAAGTCTTATCTGGCTGGTGCGTTGTATGGCGAGAAGTTTGAGACTCCCCGCTGCAAGATTACGTGGCGCAAGTCCGAAATCTGCAACGTGCTGAATATTGATGCAGTACCTGAAGAGTACAAGCGCACTAAGGTTACTGTTGATGCTGATAAGATGGCAATCAAGAAGGCCATCAAGGGAGGCGCTGAAATCCCGGGCGCTGAGGTTATCCAGAAGCTGAATATGACATTGAAGTAAAGGAGGTGTATACAAGGTGAGCTTATTTAATAGAGCCGAACGTAAGAAAGCTTTTTTAAAAATTGCTATTACTGGCGTAAGCGGTAGCGGTAAAACGTACAGTGCTTTACAGCTTGCTCAAGGTCTGGGAGGTAAAATTGCTATGATTGACACCGAGAACGGCAGTGGCGAGCTTTATAGTAGCCTTTGTGATTACGATGTTGCTCCAATGAGTGCGCCGTTTTCTCCCGAAAAATATATTGAATACATACACGAAGCGGAACAAGCAGGATATAGCGTATTGATTATTGATAGCTTGTCTCACGCTTGGGCAGGAGAAGGCGGTTTACTGGAATTTGTAGATAAAAAAGCTGCTGCTAGCCGAAGCGGAAATAGTTTTGCTGCGTGGAAAGACGCAACTCCGAAACAAAATCGTTTGATTGACGCCATTTTGCAATCTAAAATGGATATCATTGTATGCATGAGAAGCAAACAAGCATACGAAATAATTGAAAATGATCGTGGCAAGAAAATGCCGACGAAGATGGGGTTGGCACCTATACAGCGCGATGGCCTTGAGTATGAATTTACAATCATGTTTGATATTGGCATAGAGCGTCATATGGCAACCGCAACCAAAGATAGAACTGGAATGTTCAAGGACTGGTGCGATGTCATTTCGCCTCAAGTAGGAGAAATGATTAGAACGTGGTCTAACGGCGGCGCAGATGTTACTGAGGACGGTTACGTTAAAATTGAGCAAGAAAAAGTCATGGTTAGGACCAGAAATGGCCTGACTGATATTGTTACTCTGTCATATGAGCAGATGCAGCAATTGTTAGCATCATCTAAATACGCATTGGCTCATAAGGCAATAAGGGAACGTGTTGATAATATTGATGCTATGCAGGAAGAAGAAAGAAGGTAGAATATGAATAAGATTATTCTTTTAGGCAGATTAACTCGTGATCCTGAAGTACGTTATACGTCTACAGGTAAAGTTGTTTGCCAGTTTACTCTTGCAGTAGACAGACCTTTTGCCAATCAGGAAGGCCAAAGAGAAGCTGACTTTATTCCCGTAGTAATTTGGGGTAAACAAGCTGAGACATGCGGTAACAGTCTCACCAAAGGGCAGCGCGCGCTTGTTGAAGGCCGCCTGCAAATCCGTAGCTATGATGGTAAGGATGGCAACAAACGCTGGATAACCGAAGTAATCGCTGATCGCTTCGAGTTTATTGAGCGTAAAGCAACTAGCGATATAACTGAAGAAAAAGTATCGGATTCAGCAGCTCCTACCTCCAGCTTGGACAGCTTTGGTACTAACGTCCCGCTGCTCAGTGATGAAGAGATCCCTTTCTAAGTCCGAGCTGCACCTGGACGATATTCGCCCCTTTTTAACCGGTGTAAAAACAAAGCCGGGCGGACATGTTACCGCTACCTGTCCCTTGTGCGGTAAGGCAGATCATCTGCACATAGATGAAAAGGGCGGCACACTTCTGGTATATTGCCAGAAGTGCAACGCTCCCGGTGCGGACATCCTGCGAGAGTTCCGCCGGCTGGGAGCAAAGCCTGCCGAACCGGAGCCTGTAGATTATAATACGACAAAACCTGTTGAGGATTACCGCCATATCTACCGTAATCCCGACGGCACGGAGGCTTATTACAAGCGCCGCCGCAAATGGGCTGATGGGCACAAGGTTTTCGGGTTTGCCTATGTCAATGCCGAAGGGCGCACGGTGTACACCAAGCCTGAAGGATGCAACAACCTCTATAATCTTGACCTGCTGCAAAAGCATGAGCATAAGCGGCTCTACATCGTCGAAGGTGAGAAATGCGCCGACGCAATGACGCAGCACGGGCTGCTGGCTACCACGAGCAATACCGGAGCGCAGAAGGCCATCAAGCTGAGCTCGACGGACAAGGCGCTGCTGGAATCTTATGCAGAGCGTATCGTCATCCCGGACAACGATGAGAAGGGCACCGATTATGCTGCAGCCTGGCAAGGCGCGAAGGTCATGGATATCACAAAGCTGTGGCCTGAGTGCCCGCCTAAGGGTGATATCGCAGATTACTTTGCTGCCAGTGGCACAGCCGAAGCAATCGAAGCCTACGAGTGGCCTGTGGTGCTCTCTCTGGACAGAGAATTCTTTGAGGGGTGCGACAGGTTCAGCCTTATCGATGAGGCGCTGCTGGAGGCAATAGCGGCGCTCACAGAGCCGTCCAAGCGTCAGCAAGTGCTTTCCATGGCACGCTTCCGTGCCGGGGAGCTGTGCTGCAAGAGGGAGTTTGAGAGTTGCTGGAAGGCGTACCTGCAGCAGCAGGCAGCCAAGGGCATAAGGTCAGATAATCTGACTAAATTCCCGCAGCAGCTCTTTGCTCTCCGGTGCGGTAACTGGTCCACATCCGCCAATGGCGTATATCGGTCGGTGCAGGTGGGGACGGAGTTTAAAAATGAATACGCGAGTCCCATCCCCATTATGCCGACGGAGCTGCTGGTGAACGTGGAGGATGAAACGGAAAAAATCCGGCTTGCGTATTTTAAAAATGGCGGCTGGCAGAGCGTGGTGGTTCCGCGTTCTGTGCTGGCCAACAAAAACAAAATAATCCTGCTGGCAGATAATGGTGTTGAAGTCAACAGCGACAACGCCGGTCTGTTAGTGAAGTATCTGGCAGAGGTCATCGCCATGAACCCGGACATCCTGCCGCGGGTAAAGTCGATTGACCACATGGGATGGTCCGATGCAGGCTTTGTGCCGTACACTGACGAAGTCAAGCTGGACTGCGAGGAGCAGTACAAATCTCTGGTGCAGGCAGTCTCCAGCAAGGGCACGCTGGAAGAATGGGCGGCCTACGTCGCCCCGCTCCGTCAGAACCTCTATATGCGCCTGATCCTGGCTGCAAGCTTTGCGAGCGTGCTCGTCGAGCGTGTGTCCGCTCTGCCGTTTGTGTTGCACCTTTGGGGCGGAACCGGCAGCGGCAAGACCGTGGCCATGATGGTGGCTGCGTCTGTCTGGGGCAATCCCGGCATGGGCAAGCTGGTGCGGACCATGAATATGACGGTCAACAGCATGATGAGCACAGCGTCTATCCTGCGTAACCTGCCGTTTTTCGGTGACGAGCTGCAGACAATCAAGTCAAGATTTGAGAATTATGATACGTTGATCATGCGTGTCACTGAAGGTCTTGACCGCGGACGCATGACGAATGCGACCTTCCAGAGGCAGAAGTCCTGGCTGAACAGCTTTGTTTTTACTGGTGAAGAGCCATGCACGAAGAGTCAGTCTGGTGGCGGTGTAAAAAACCGCGTAATTGAAGTTGAATGTGACCAGCAGATAATCAGCAATGGTAACGCTGTTGTGAATTTTATCACGCAGCACTTTGGCTGTGCTGGCAGGGCGTTTATTGAAGCTCTGGAAGGGAAGAACCTTGCGGCTGATTACAATGAAATCATGCGTCTGGTGTTGGAAGTCACGGATACCACCGAGAAGCAGGCTATGGCGATGGCTCTCATGCTGCAGGCGGATGCGATTGCGAGTAAGGCTATCTTTGGTACTCCCGGCGATGTGCTGTCGCCCGAGGACATAGTCGGCTTTGTGAAGAGCAAGGCTGAGGTTGATGTGAGCGAGCGGGCATTTAACCTTATTGTTGACGTCATCGGTGCCAACGCCGACAAATTCGATACCGAATTTCACGATTTTGCCGGATATGCTTACTGGGGCAGGCGTAGAAACGATGGCGTAATCATGATTAATAAAACCGTTCTTGAGGAAGAATTAGAGAAGAAAGGCTTTGACTATGCTGCTCTAAAGAAAAAATGGGCAGAAGCCGGTCATTTGCTTAAAACAAAACAAGGCAAATTTTTCGGACTCTATACTTTGAATCATGTTAGAGCAAATTATGTGGCCCTTTATATCAAAGGTTAGCTAGGTTAGCTAAAGGTTAGCTAAAAAAATGGCTCAACCATGCGGCTTTTAAGACCTTAGCTAACCTAATAACCTAGCTAACCTAATATATATATACGTATGTAAGCTCTAATTTCCCAAAATCTTAAGTTCTAAAGTAATAAAAAATATATAGGATACTCTTTCAGAAAAAGGTTAGCTAGGTTAGCTAAAGTTTAAAAACCGCTCAACCATGCGGCTTTCAGGGTTTTGAAAGGTTATCTGGAAGGTTAGCTAGCTAACCTAAAAGGTCAGCTAAAGGAGGGAAACGATGTTATTTAAAATTTTGAGTACTATGTTACGTGACTTTATGGCAGGGCTGATTATGGCGGTGGGATGCTGCTGTATGATGGTGGCACAGGCTTTTGTCAAAGCTGCTGTTTGCCTCGCCCGGGTTGCGTGCAAGGTCAATGGGGTGAAATGTGATGTTAAGTAAAATCTGTCTGGTGTTTGCAATGCTGCTCAGCATTGTGTGGATAGTGAGCCTGACGGTGTTAGTTGGTTGCGGTGCTGTATGGGCGCTGCAGAAGTTAGGAGGAATGTAAATGTATATCAAAACGAAAAGCGGAGACTATGTGAACTCCAAGAATATCGGTGCCTTAAAAATCAAATATCATGGTGGCGATTTTAAGGTTGTGGCAGACTGCATTAGCTATTGTGGCGAACCTTGCTTCTATACCAGTGTCGACAAGGAAGCCGCACAAGCGTATATGAACTTGATGGTAAAACACCTGGATGAAGTAGAACAAGCTGCAACCATGCAGTACCCGCGTTGCGCTATCCTCAAGGTGTCGGAGTCTACTGTTGATGCAATGCGTTATAGCTATCGCAATCGCCCGCTCCAGAACGAGCCGCAGCATGCAGCCAGCAAGAACACTAAGCTGTCCGCAATGCTGACCGCGCTTGTTGATGACTTCGCCGCGTCTGGTGATTCTGACAATCTCCTTAAAATCAACGCGTATATCCGCATGTATTTCCAGCAGGAGGCTAATCATGAATAAACAATATCTGATGTTGAATCTGGAGTCTGACACCTTTAAGGGCATGAAGGCCGATTTTGATGAGCTTCTGCAACAGCTTCTGGAGAAGCTCTTTGCTGGCCGTATTGCTGATGGCTCTATCAGCATGAAGCTGTCCGTCAGCTTGACCGAAACCTATTCTGAGACAATGGGTAAGGACATTTCTGTACCGCTGTTCAAACATAAAACTACCGCCAATTACACGGAGAAGCTGGAGAATGCCGGTGCTGTCTCCCTGCCTAACACGTATCTGGAATACGACGAAGACCTCGGGGAGTTCGTCCTGAAGCCTTGCGACGGCGAGCAGGACATGTTCGCGGAGCAGAAGGCTGAGGCTGATGAAGCAACTGTCGACGTTAAAGCCATTCCTCAGGATTGCCACCGTCCCCTGCAGCTGCGTGATCCTATGTGCAATGACTGCGCTAATCGCGACACCAGCGCTTGCGACCATTGCGATGGCTGCGACAAGTGGGAGCCTACGGTAAAATGATTCCGCTGCGTCCCTACCAGCAGGAGCTGGTGGATAACATCCGCAGGGCAATCGGTCAGGGGCGGCACAGCGTGTGTGCGGTGTTGGGCTGCGGCGGTGGCAAGTCCGTTATTCAGGGCAACATCGCCGCCAGCGCCACGGCACGCGGCAACAGAGTGCTGTTTGTTGTTCACCGCAAAGAGCTGTGCCAGCAGATTACCAATACCTTTACGGCGTGTGGCGTAGACTTCTCCCTTTGCACAGTAGGCATGGTGCAGACGGTCTGCCGCCGGCTGGCCAAAACGCCGGAACCGAAGTTGATTCTGGTTGACGAGGCGCACCACATCCTGTCTCAGAGCTATTTGTCTATACTGCAGCACTTTCCGGGAGCTGTAGTCTTAGGCTTTACGGCTACGCCGCAGCGCATGAACGAAGGTGGTCTGGGAGCGGTCTTTGAAGAGCTTATCGAATCAGTGAGTACTGAGTGGCTCATCCAGAACCATTATCTGGCTCCTTATAAATATTACGGAGTTCAGCTGGCGGATGCCAGCAAGCTGCATACTAAACGCGGCGACTACGACAAGGCCGAGGTTGAAGCTCTTATGAATAAGCGTGCCATCTTTGGCAGTGCCGTCGAAAACTGGCTGCAGCTGGCCAAGGGCAAGCAGACCATAGTGTACTGCTCGTCTATCGCCACCAGCGAGGGCACAGCGGCCGCTTTCCGGGAGCAGGGCATCAATGCTATGCACCTTGACGGAACGACGCCACAGGCGCAAAGACAGGCTGCCGTAGAGGGGTTCCGACGCGGTGAGGTCACGGTCCTTTGCAACGTTGATTTGTTTGGCGAGGGCTTTGACGTGCCTGACTGTGATTGCGTGGTGCTGATGCGTCCGACCAAATCGCTTACGCTGCACATCCAGCAGTCGATGAGGTCGATGCGTACCAATCCCAACAATCCGGATAAGGTTGCGCTCATCCTTGACCACGTTGGCAATTTCACGCGGCATGGTCTGCCGGATGACGTGCGAGAGTGGTCGCTGGAAAGCAAAGCCAAGAAGAAAAAGCAGGAGCTCAGCGTTAAGCAGTGCCCGAATTGCTTTGCCGTGGTCAAATCAGCAGTGCAGGAATGTCCCTATTGCAAGTACGTGTGGGAGAAAGAAGAGCGCGAAGGTCCGGAGGTCGTGGAGGACATCATCCTGCAGGAAGTCGCGCGCATGCCGTATAGTAAACACATCGAGTGTAAGTCATGGGCGCAGCTGGAGCTGTTCCGCTCGACGCACAAACGTGCTGATGGCAAGATTTTTAAGTTTGCCTGGTCGCTGCACAAAGCGGTGCAGCTGGGGCTGGCAGTACCGGAACGGTACCGCAGTGCAGCTATCCGCCTGCTGCGTCAGGATGAATACAGGAGGTTAAAGTTTGAATAAATCTGAAGCTCAAATTATGAAGGAGATTGAGGTTGCTGTGTCTGCCGCAGGGCACAAGATTTTCCGCGTCAATGTTGGCGAGGGCTATCTGTACCGCACACAGCCGACGCAGGCTACGCTTGACCTTGAGAACAAGCGCGCCCGCTGGTTCAAGAGCGGACCGCCGCAAGGCTACAGCGATTTGTCTGGCGTAGCGTATCCGTCGGGTAAGGCAATCTTTATCGAGTGCAAGACGGCAACCGGCAAGCCGACGCTGCAGCAGTGCGTATTCCTGTTGGCGATGTTGGCAGCGGGTGCTAATGCCGGTATCGCACGCAGCTCCGAGGAGGCGCTGGCGATTTGCGAGATGACGGACGACCTGCGTCAGAAGATGGGGGAGTATATCCATGGCTGGTTGGTTAAGCTTAGGCAGCGTGGTAAGTGATCCGTGGCCTGATTATGCCGACAGCGAGTTCTGGGGGCAGCTGCTACCAAGCGCTGCCCGCCATGATCACAAGCTGTATGTTAAGCTCATCGGTCTGCGCTTTGCCGGAGCAGAGCTGCTGCCTAGTGCACGCTTCGGTTTGCGTCTGGTCATGGCTAACGAGGCGACAGTGACTCAGCAAGAGGCGAGGGAGCTGCTTGCTCCCCACTCTGAGCTGCTACTGAATTTATTTTTACACATAGGAGGTGGCGCAGGTGGACAACAAAAAACTGATACATGATACTGTTGTGGCAACGCTGGCTGCCTTAAATAGCCAGCCTAAGCCGCAGGATTGCTACAAGGCGACGGAAGCACGGCTGTATGCTTACTCGACGCTGCGCGCGAACATTGAGCAGTACAAGCTTGATATCCGCGACCTGAAGGCGGAGCGTGTTACGGAAAAATCTAAAGACATTACCTGCTGGGGCGGCGCAAGTTCTCGCCTGACGCCCGAAGAGAAGCAGCAGGCACGCATTATGGCTGTAGAAGTTAAGCTGGCGCGTGATCAGGCGGAAGTTGATAAAATTGACCGCATCTTGAATAGGCTGGGAGCAAGTGAGGATGCGGTGGCGGTAGACCTTATCCGTCAGGCGTATTTTTTCTGCGTGCCTTTGGATGATATTGCGCTGCGTGAAGGTGTGTCGCTCTCGACCATCCAGCGCAGACGTACACGTCTAGTGCGGCAGCTGGCGTTGATGTTATATGGAGCGGAGGCGTTGATGTGAAATTCGTAGATTTTTTCGCAGGAATCGGCGGTATTCGCTTAGGCTTAGAGCAAGCCGGGCATAAATGCGTCGGCTTCTGTGAGTTTGATAAGTACGCCAGGACAGCGTATAAAGCTATGTACGATACGGAAGGAGAGTGGGAAAACCACGATGTACGAACAGTTAAGCCTTATGATGTTCCAGCCGCCGACCTTTGGTGCTTCGGCTTCCCGTGCCAAGACATCAGCGTCGCAGGCAAGCAAAAAGGCCTGCAAGAAGGTGAGCGAAGCGGATTGTTTTACGAAATTATGCGACTGCTTGCCGGCCGTAGGCAAGAAGATAGACCCCGATGGCTTCTCGTTGAAAATGTTAAAAATTTACTTAGCATTGGAAGTGGATTTGATTTCGCGCGGCTGCTGTGTGAAGTGGGGGGGCACGGGTATTCTCTCCAATGGGACACTCTCAACAGCAAAAACTTCGGTGTTCCCCAAAACAGGGAGCGCGTGTTCATTGTCGGACATCTTGGAAACATCCGTGGACGAGAAGTATTTCCTCTCCGACCAACAGACGGCGAGAATCCTTGTGAACTCAACGAGATAACACAAGGAGTTGCCGATGCTCAAAGAATCTATGACAGCAGCGGATTAGCGAGAACGCTTAAAGGTGAAAGCGGTGGACAAGGCGGTAAAACAGGCTTGTATGCTGTTAAAGTACTGAAACCGTATGGCTCAACAGGCGGTGTGTGTGGCTTAAAAATTGCCGAAAATAAAACAGGTATAGCGTCAACGTGTGTTGCACGTGATTATAAAGGCATCAGCAGGCATGACGGCAACGCTGTTGTCTGCATGAGTATCAGAGGACAGAAACTGCAAAAGCAGATTGATGTAGCTCCGACCATTGACACTGGTTGCAGAGACAATTTAACACGTAAGCAGACCTGCTGCGCAGTGCTAACGCCAGATCGAGAAGAGAAACGGCAGAACGGCAGACGAATAAAAGAGCCGGGAGAGCCTAGTTTTACTTTGACAGCGCAGGACAGACAAGGCGTGGCAATATACCAGCGTCCGCGCGGATACAACAAAGGCGGTATGCACGATGTAGCTCCTGCGTTATCGATAAGCGCTTGGCAGGAAAACAATTTGTTGGCTGATGGCATCCGTATCCGTCGCTTGACTCCTCGTGAGTGCTGGCGTTTGCAAGGCTTTCCAGATGAATATTTTGACAAAGCGAAAGCGGCAGGTATCAGCGATACTCAACTGTATAAGCAAGCAGGAAACGGCGTTACTGTTAATGTGGCACGTGCTATCGGCGAAAGGTTAAAGGAGATTGAGAAAAATGAAACTCTATGAAGTCGAGGTTATCGCAAAGATAACTATTCATGGCACAACCGAGCTAGAAGCTAAAGTGCGTGCTGTGAATTTCGTCAAAGAGAAAATACACGCTGATGAAGCGGTGTGGTTGAGTTGCAGGGAAGAGGTGATGCCGATATTATGATTAGTTTGTATCCTGTAATTGCTGAAAAATTGCATATCCCTGTTGGCAAGGAGTTTAAGCTCAAGCCTAAGCGTGGCGGAGTATATCCGGCACAGTACCGTTTCAGCGCTGATGATTTGGAGTATCGTCCGAGTCAGTGCTGCTATTGGTCAAGCATTACTAATCAGCCCATGCAGATGCGTATTTTTCTGGCTTTGCTGCGTGGCGGTGTGGAGGTAGTAAAGGATGAGTAAAAATTTAATTCCGCAGATAGCCCAAATGTTGGGCGTGGCGCTAGGTGAAGAATTTAAGGTAGTGTATAAAACACGCTTTGAAATAATTTGCAACTTTACCCTAGCAGGGTTGTTTGTCCATAAAGGCGATAGCGGTAAATATGAAAAAGAGCCGTTGGCAGACATTATTTGCGGTAAAGCTGCAATCGTCAAACTGCCGTGGAAACCGAAAGAAAGAGACATCTTTTATTCTTTTGACTTTACATACGGCAAATGGGGTGTTAAGTCAGATATGTGGGCAGGAGCACCTTGCGATTATGCTTTATTAGGCAAAGGCTGGATATACCGTACTCGTGCTGAAGCAGAAGCTGCATTGCCTGCCGTGGCTAAAGAAGTTGGAGCGGAGTACGAATTGCCGACCAGTGACACCGAAGCCGTAGAGCCGTGGAAGCCGAAAGCCGGGGAACAATATTATTCTTTTGGCGGCAGATTTTTTGGAGACCCAACAGTTTGGATTGTTATTGACGTTATCTGGCAAGGACTAGCGTATGACGTAGCTATGTTCGACAAAGGCTGGGTGTACAAAAGTAAAGAAGAAGCGCAAGCAGCCTTGCCTAAGGTGGCTGCGGAAATAGGTGTGGAGTATGAAAGTTAAAAGAGAAAACTGCAATATGTTGCAAAAATCTCTTGTAAAAATTAAAAGCAGGAATTGTTTTAAAGGAGGATTATTATGACTGAATATGAAGAATTTACATCGTTTATTAATGATGAACTTGTTCGCGTAGGAACTTTGTTTACGGAAAAACAGCAGCAGTATTCTGCTGGCGCTGATCCGCTGTCAAACTTCCGCACCGGTGCATTGCTGGAGCATCATGATGGTGGCTATGACATGATGTATGATGTGGCTAAGGGATATCTGAATAAGCACATTGCTTTCCTCTACGACCATGGTATCGCCGACAAAACGGAAGAATCCTTGCGTGACATGGTTGTCTATGGTCTGATTATGTTGTACATGGTCAAGAAGCACAAGGAATGGCTTGCACAAGTGAAGGAGTGACCTTGATGAGCAGTAAACGTAAACTTAAGCGCCGCAATCCTGCGCCGGTGGCAGGCTTTAAATACGAGCGCATGTGCCAGGCTGTGTCCGAGCAGGCAATCTATCGCGTGCTGGCTGTTGCGATTGATATCCTTTGGAATGATTTCGGTGGTCTGCAGCGCAAGGACCAGCGTCTGAAATTCTTCGCTGAGACATTCCGTGAGCGTCTGGAAGTTGTTGACCAAGGATTTACGCCGTCGCAGCAGGCTGCCATGGATGAGCTGCAGCGCCAGGCTGGGTATAGCGTAGTGTTTAATACAAAATAATTCAGCGACCGCTCATCTGATGGTGGGCGGTCTTATTTTCTTGGAAATTCACAAAGAGTTCACAAAGACGTGAGAAAAAGCGGTGATTTTTATGGTATAATAAAAACTGTGGAGAAGTGTCGATAAAATTCGATTGAGAGTGATGCAATTTCTGATGGTACTCGAACATTCGATACTTTTTTGAGAGGAACTTTGGATGCGGTAGCTTATTGTTAGGTACTAGATTCCGGGTTCTTTTTTGTTTATGTAGCGTCTGGCTTTTAGCTGGGCGCTTTTTTTATGCCCGGAAACCGTAACCCAAGGGACGGGACATCCCTTGCTATTCTCAAATCCTCAGCGGTAGTCCGGGCACCAATAAATGACTTGCAATTATCGTGGGAGTGAGTTAACATGCTTATAAAGTACCTGCTGCTTGCAGCGCGTGTGTGGGATGGTTGGGATGAATCGAAACATCCGCGTAAATCTAACGGGCAGTTTAGTGCTGGTGGTAGAACTTCCCAATCACCGCTCAGGCGTGCGGCTGAGGTTGTAAAGCCGAAGCGTAAGAGCAGAAAATCTAGTAAGATTACACCAGCTGAGCGTGAGCGTGTAACTCATGAAATCAGCACATGGTTCCATGGGCGGTTTGATGGTCTGCATAAAAGTTCTATCGCCGTAGGAAATTACGTTTATCTATTTACCATTAATGAGTATGGTGATTATGATATTTATTCTAAAATTTTGCTGAAATGAGGCATATTATGGAAGAACAACTTAGAGAAGCATTAAAAAAAGTCCCTCGCTATTATGAGGATTTTGAGACTGCTGTAGTTTTGCTGTTGGAGGATAACGAGGAAGCCATGCGCGAATTAATAGCGTTTATTGATTCCTCTCCTGAAGCACGAGTTGATGATGTGCTTGATATGGCTGAAGAACTGTCTGATCTTGAGGAGGCTGATGCCGATGAGTGAAAAATCCTCTGATGGAGCACGTCGTGGCGCAGGTCGTCCGAAGCTGCCGCCTGAACTTAAATCAAAACGCAAGCATTACAACTGGTATGTCACGGAAGAAGAACGGACGTTCCTGCTGGAGCAGCTTGCTGAATATCGAAAAAATCACTAATGTAAACCTCGAGCTTAATGGCTCGGGGTTTTTCTGTTTCCGGAGGTAATTATGAAAATCATTGATATGCCCATCGGCGATGTGGTTCCTTATAAAAACAATCCACGGCGTAATGACAAAGCCGTGAAGCCGGTTATGGAATCACTGAAGGAGTTCGGCTGGAAGCAGCCTATTGTTATTGACAAGGACAATGTTATTGTCTGTGGTCATACGCGTCTGCGTGCTGCTAAACGACTTAAGATGAAGACTGTGCCGTGCGTGATGGCTGATGACCTTACGCCGGAGCAGATTAAGGCGTTCCGCTTGGCAGATAATAAAACCGCCGAGTTTGCAAGCTGGGACATGGATATGCTCAACAGCGAGCTGCTCGACATCAAAGGTATAGACATGGGCGACTTTGGTTTTGACATGCCGGAGCCTGAACCGGAAGAGGATGCTTTTGATGTGGATGCAGCGCATGAAGAAGCTGCCAAGAACCCTATCACTACGCCTGGTACTCTTTATCAGCTGGGGAACCATCGCTTATTATGTGGCGATTCAACAAATCGTACTGATGTAGCACGTTTATTGGGGGGGCAAATGGTTGACATGGTGTTTACTGATCCTCCCTACAATGTAGCTTACCAAGGCGGCACAAAAGACAAGCTCACCATTAAAAATGATTCGATGAGTGAAGTTGAATTTAAAAACTTTTTAGATGCAGTGTTTGATAATTATTTTGCCGCGATGAAGCCTGGCGCGTCCTTTTACGTGTGCTACGCTAGTCGCAGTGCGGTCGAATTCCGGCAGGCTATTGTCGATGCCGGTCTGCTGCTGAAGCAGGACCTTGTCTGGTGCAAGAACACGTTTACGCTGGGACGGCAAGATTACCAATGGCAGCATGAACCCATCCTTTACGGCTGGAAGCCTGGCGCGAAGCACCGCTTTTTTGGCGGTCGTAAGCTGTCAACGGTTATACCTGACAACTATCCGGTGGAGGTTGGCTACGATGCCGATGGGCATCAGCTCATCCACATCAGCATCGGGCTTAAGACCGTCTGTCTGCGCGCCGATAACGTAGAGGCTGTGGACACGGAAGAGGTTAACAGCGTAATCCATGTTGACAAGCCCACGCGTAACGCCGAGCATCCCACCATGAAGCCGATTGCCCTCTGTGCTAAGTGCATCAGGAACAGCTGCCAGCAAGGTGATGCCGTTCTTGATTTGTTTGGTGGCTCCGGCTCCACGCTCATTGCCTGCGAACAAATCAACCGCCAATGCTACAGCATGGAGCTTGATCCTGTGTACTGCGATGTCATCGTTAAGCGTTGGGAAGCTCTTACCGGCAGGACGGCCGAGGTAATAAGTGGCTCTCAATCCTGAAAATCTTTGTCCGCAGAACCAACGAACAAAGGACGAACAAAGGAGAATTGCTGCTGCTGGTGGTCGTGCATCTGGTGAAGCTCGCCGCCGCAAACGTGCCATGAGAGAGGTCCTTGATGACCTGCTGCAGATGCCGCTCAAGCGTGGCGAGCTGAAGAATGTTGAGTGCCTGGGTGACCTGATGGGGCCGAACGGTAAGATTAACCTGTTGAACGGTAAAATCAATGTAACCGTGGAGCAGGCCGTGTTGCTTGGTCAGGTCGTTCTTGCTATGCAGGGCAATACCAAGGCGGCGACGTTCCTGCGTGATACTGCAGGGCAGAAAATTCTTAAAGATGCCGAAGAACAGTCCCAATATGAGGACGATGGCTTTACCGACGCAATCAAACTCAGTGCAAAGGATGTGTGGAAATAATGGGCATCGTTGGCAGGCTGCGTAGTATTATCAAACCTGTTATCAAGTTCTATGAGTTTAGTAAAAAACAAATGCAAATCTTGACGTGGTGGTGTGAAGATTCTCCCTACCACGATTACAATGGCATCATAGCTGACGGCTCCATCCGTGCTGGTAAAACAGTAGCGATGGCCGTCTCTTTTGTTATTTGGGCTATGGATACCTACGATGGCCAGAACTTTGCTATGTGCGGTAAAACCGTAGGCAGCTTCAGGCGTAACGTTTGGAAATGGCTCAAGCCTGTATTGCTGGTGCGTGGCTATCAGGTGGAAGAATCACGCACGGAGAACCTTATTGTGCTGGCTCGCAAGCAAGGCAACACGATGAAGCTGAATTACTTCTACGTGTTCGGTGGTCGTGACGAATCCTCGCAGGACCTCATTCAAGGCATTACTTTGGCTGGCCTGTTTTGCGATGAGGTTGCGCTCATGCCTGAATCATTTGTAAATCAGGCATCTGGTCGCTGCTCTGTGCCGGGCGCTAAGCTGTGGTTTAACTGCAACCCGGACAGCCCGATGCACTGGTTCCTGTTGCGATGGATTGAGAAGTGCGACGAGAAGCGCTTGCTGCATATCCATTTCCTGATGAACGACAATCCGTCGCTATCCGACGAGGTGCGTGAACGTTACCGGACAATGTATTCCGGTGTGTTCTATCGACGCTTCATTCTAGGCGAGTGGGTAATGGCGCAGGGCGCTATCTATCGTGATGCGTGGAGTGATGAGCTGCTTTTTGGTGATGATCAGCTGGAGTATTTGCTCAAAAATCTGCACATCATGAAGCGCTCTATCACGATTGACTATGGTACAGTCAATCCTATGGTTTATCTTGATGTGCTCGATGATGGTACAGATTTGTGGTTCATCCGCGAGTATTATTGGGACAGCCGCGCCGAGGAAAAGGAGAAGGACAACAGCCAATACGCCGACGACCTGCTTGAGTTCGTCCGTGGCGTGGAGCTGTGGCCGACAAATGTGGTCATAGATCCATCTGCAGCAAGCTTTAAAATTGAGCTGCGCAATCGTGGGCTGCGTGCGAAGGAGACGGTGGAAACAATCAACGCCGACAATGATGTCATTGAGGGCATCCGTAAGGTGAACACGCTGTTAACCCGTCGCCGCATCCATTTTTATTGTGGTTTAGTGCACACGCTGAAGGAGATGCAGTCCTATTGTTGGGACGACAAGGCTCTGCAGCAGTCTGGCAAGGAGAAGCCTATTAAAGTAGCTGACCATGCGCCTGATGCGGTGCGCTACTATGTATCAACAGTCATCAGGCCAAGGAGGATAGCAAATGTCTAAAAGAAAACGCAGGCGCACCCTGGACAAAGCTCCTGAGCCGCAGCCAATACGCAGCAGGGCGCTCGACGCGTTTAGTAACGTATTGGCTCGTTTGGGCGCTGGCACTCCGAACCTGTTGGAAGGCACGGAGTACAGTCTGCAGCGCATGTCGCGTGATTTTAATACTTTGAATGCTCTCTACCGTGAGAGCTGGATTGTCCGTCGTATCATCGACGTTATCCCGGCGGACATGCTCAAAAACTGGATAACGATTACCAGCGGCCTGGACCCCGATGTAGAGAAGCGGCTCAGTCTTACTCTACGCCGTACTCAACTCATTGACAAGATTAAGCGTGGCATGCAGTGGGGCAGGCTCTACGGTGGCGCGTTAGGCGTGATGCTGGTCAAACACCAAGGCTACGACCTTAGCCAACCGCTGCAGCTTGACTGGATAATGCCTGGCGATTTCGCAGGGCTGCTCATCTTCGACCGCTGGAACGGAGTTAACCCATCCAGCGAGCTTATCGAAGATATTTCTGATCCTGATTACGGTTTTCCCAAATATTATACTGTAACTGATCCTGCCGGTGGTGGCTCCGTGAAGATTCATCATAGCAGGGTAGTTCGCTTTACTGGCAACACGCTACCTTTTTGGGAGGAAATTGCAGAGATGCAGTGGGGTGCATCTGTTGTCGAGTCAATTTTTGATGAGCTACGCAAGCGTGACAATGTGAGCTGGAACATTGCCCAGTTGACCTTCATGGCGAACATCCGCGTGCTAAAGATGCAGGACTTAGGTCAGCTTCTGGCGGCAACGGACAACGAGTCGCAGGCTGAGCTGCTGCGAACGCTGGAAGCGCAGAACATGCTGCTGAACAATATGGGCATGCAGGTTATGGATGCTGCAGATGGTCTGGAAACACACCAGTATACTTTCGGCGGCCTTGCTGACTGCTATCAGCAGTTTATCATGGACATCAGCGGCGCTGCTGAAATTCCGGTGACGCGTCTGTTCGGGCGCTCTCCCTCCGGCCTTAACGCTACGGGTGAGAGTGACCTGCAGAACTACTATGACATGATAGCCGAGAAGCAAGAGTCTTATCTGCGTCCTATCCTGAACAAAGTGCTCCCACCGTTCATTATCTCGACTCTAGGCAGCCTGCCTGACGACTTCGATTTTGAGTTTGACCCGGTTGCAGAGCCTACGGACAAAGAGCGCGCCGACCTTGCCAAGTGTGGCACAGACAATGTTGTAGCTGCCTACAATGCCGGTCTTATCTCTCAGCGCATTGCGTTGAAGGAGCTGAAGCAGCAGAGCGAGCGCACCGGTGTCTGGACGAACATCACCGATGAGGACATCGAGCGTGCGTCCGACTCCGTGGAGCCGCCTGGTGAGATGGGCGGAATGTTTGGCGACATGGGCGGTGGCGAGGCTGCTGGTGCTGTTGGTGTTGAACCTCAGCAAAATAAACCGCCTGAATCTGAATAAATAACTTGCAATAATTATGCATGAGAGTTAACATGTACACACTAAAAATTACGGAGGTTAGTGTTATGGATAAAACTAAAATAAACCTGGAACGCCTGCGTGCTTATGATGCCGAGTGGGAAGAAGATAAGCACCCGCGTGCTGAAAACGGACAGTTTACTTCTGGCAGTGGCAGTGCTGGTGGCGGAACTGAAAGCGGTAGTAAGTACGGCTACAGTCGTTCTGAACAGCATGTTGCCAGTAAAATGGAAGAATGGGGCAACGAGCAAGGAAACATTGCTGCTCTTGAAGCTGCCGATGCTTTCCGTGATGCGCATGAAGATGAAAATGATATGCGTGAAGTTCTAAAATCTGTACGTCAGCATTTGGTCGAAAATGAGGATGAAATTCGTGGGTATGATGAAAATCCCAAAAATTTTGACAAGGTTATGGAATATCTGGATGATATGGAGTCTATGCTCGACGACCAGGATGATTATGAATTTAAGCATGGCGAAATCAAATCTCCGCTTCGTCATGCTGCTGAGACGATTCAGGGCGGCGGTGGTAAGAAGGATACTAATTATACTGCCAATGGTCAGCAGACGAAAGCAGATAAAACCATTCGAGAAAATCCTAATTATGTAGGCAACGATGAGGTTTACAAGCTCTTAGGCGGAAAGAATAATGTTGATTATTTTAAATTTATTACGCCAATTTCAGCACGTGGAAATATAAACTCAAAAGACAATATTACGATAGAATATGGTGATGTTTATTATGACGACAAGGGTGAGAGACGTGTGAGCACGAGCACTACTACATTTTATGCTGACAAGATTTTTAAATCATTATGAAAAAATTTAAAATGCCGCGAGTCATTGAGCGCTCTTATGCCAGCGCCATTGACCGCCTGATGCAAGGACTGAAGCGTGAGTTATCTCACGTTGCCAGTCCTTTTTTTATTGCTGACATAATGCGTCGGCTGGCTCGTTCGCCGACTTTCATCCAAGCCTGCGACCAAATCGCACGATTAATGGCCACGCATCTGTTCCGCGATGGGCATAAGACGTGGCGTGCTGCAGCAGCCGAGGGCAGCAAGGGGCGAATCATCCGCACCGCTCTACAGCGCGAGCTTGCCTCACCACGCGTCGCAAAAGTGTACGAGGGTATAATCAGTCGTAATGCAGAATTAATCCGCTCTATGCCGCTCACGCTGGCTGATAGGGTGGCTCACAAAGTCGCAGAAGGTTATGAGCAAGGCTTGCGACCGGAAGCGATGATAGACGATATCCTCAAAGAGTACCCGCATATAACCGAAGCTCATGCAAGGCTTATCGCCCGCACGGAAACGTCTAAAGCCAGCACGGCTCTGACGCAGGTGCGTGCTGCTGAGGCAGGGCTTGACTGGTACGTCTGGCGGACGAGCGAGGATTCTCGTGTGCGTTCTGCTCACACGCATATGGATGGTGTGATTATCCCTTGGGGCGAAGCTCCAGCACCGGAGTTACTCAACCATGAGAAGTCGCAGGGGAATTACCATGCGGGCAACATTTATAATTGCCGCTGCTATCCTGAACCGCTTATCAGGTTTGACCAGGTGGCGTGGCCAGCTAAGGTGTACCGCAATGGTAAAATCGAGCGCATGGGTATAAAACAATTCAGAAAACTATTACCTGGAGGTGAGCTATGAGCAAGGCATATTTTGGCTCACGAATCTCCGACCACATCCTTAAAACACCGGAGGGCTTCCTAATCTGTAAGGACGTTCCTATCGCTCGTACCGGTACACAGCAGTATCGAGGCTGCGAGTTCGGTGGTCCGGTCGCTGACGGCATCTATAATGTCCAGCGTCCTGAAGCTGAAGTCTTTGACCGTGCTGCCGTGGCAAGCTTTGAAGGCAAGCCTGTATGCGATGAGCATCCGGAAGAAGATGTAACTCCCGATAACTATGGGCGCTACATGAAAGGCGTGTGCCGTGATGTGCGTCGAGGCGATGGCGACTTGAGTAATTGCTTAGTCGCTGATTTAGTTATTTACGATGCTGACCTCATCGGTAAGATTGAGGCTGGCAAACGCGAGATATCTTGCGGCTATGACTGCTTGTGGAATCCAACGAGTGACTCCAGCTATGACCAGCTGGAAATCCGGGGTAACCATGTAGCAGTTGTTGATAGAGGCAGGGCGGGGCACAAGGTGGCCATCCGTGACACTGCCGACGATAAAAAAGGAGGTACCAAAATGTCTAAATCTTTGATTGGACGTATCCTGCGAGCGCTGGCTCGCGACGAATCTACTACACCTGAGGACATGGAGGCTGCTGCAAAGCTTGCAGGTAGCTCTGACGCTGAGCCGCGTCCTCAGCCTGCACCAGCTCCTGCTCAGGCGGCTCCCTCAACACCAGCGCCTGCAGTTCCAGCAGCTCCAGCTCCCGCAACACCTGCAACACCTGCGCCTGCTGCTGTGCCGCAGCCTGAAAATAAATCTGCAGCAATGGATGAGGCTACTGAGGCGCGCTTTAAGAAAATTGAGGACGCACTGGAAGCTATCAGCTCTAAGCTGAATCCTGCGCAGCCTGCTGCTGAGCCTAAAAAGGACGCTCTTGATGCTCTGGAGGAAGAGCTCCAAAACAAAGCACCCGCTGCTGCTCCTGCCGGGGACGAGGATGATGTAATCGAGCCGCCGGAAGATATTAATGCGCAGGATGCAGCGCCGGAGGAAGATGTCGAGGGCGAGTGTGCACCTGATGCTAAAGAAGCACGTGACGCAGCTATGGCTTTAATTAAAAACTTGAAGCCTGCTGTTGCAGCTATCCCCAATGAGGCACAGCGCAAACGTGCGGCTGACTCTCTGGCTATCCTCATCAAAGGCTCTATGCAGCAGGATGCTCAATATGGCAAGCTGATGCAGATGCGTCGCCGTTCCGCTGCACAAGACAGCAAGCCTGATGATTACGCTCTGGGACGTGAAATTGCAAAAAAATATAATCCCCATTATAAAAATCGTTAAGGAGGCAAAACAATATGAGTGGTAAAGCAATTGGTATCTCTATGAATTTTGGCTATCCCGGTAACTACGCCCGCACTCCGGACGATATCGTGGCCAGCCGTCTGTTAAACGAGGAAAGCGAAGCTATCCCTTTTGGTGCCGCTGTCTGCATTAAAGATGACAACACTTACACTGCTGTTGGCGCTGCAACTACTGCTGCTGATGTCGCTGGCATTGCGCTGCGTGTTGTTAAGCAGGCAGTATCTTATGCAGAGCAAAATAAAACCGAATATCAGCCCGGTCAGTATATGTCTGTCCTGGAACGCGGCGCTGCTACTGTTGTATGTAATGTTGGCACTCCGAAAGCTAACGGTAAAGTTTACGTGCGCGTTAAAGCTAATACTTCTATCGCTAACGGCGTTGTTGGCGGCTTTGAAGCTGCAGCTGACAGCACTAACACCATTGAAATTCCGAATATGCGCTGGACTAGCGGCGCAATAGATGCGAATCGTGTCTGCGAGGTTACTCTGCTGACTCGTGCTTCTGCGTAATATAAGGAGGTATAAATAATATGGCAACTGGAAAATTTGGCTTTTATAGCCCGGACGCTGGTATGCGTAATCTGGGTAATTTTGCCATGCAGAATGGTGGTCGTAAAAGATTCCGCGGCTCTGCATGGGATGCTGCTGCCAGCTCTGGCATGGCGTACATTACAGGCGAACTTGAAAAGGTTGATCCTAAGCTGCGCGAACCGCTGACCAGCGTAACCTGGCAGCGCGATATTGTCGCCAAGACTGGCGGCGGCTGGGTAGAATTCACTTCTACTTTTGATGTTGACTACGCAACTTCCGGTGCAAACGCTAACAGCATTACTGCTCCCGGTGCTACTACAATCCCTGTAATGCAGGTCAACACCAGCAAGAACATGTTCAAGGTATCCACCTGGATGCACGCTATGCAGGTGCCGTTTATTGACCAGGCGAAGATGAAGCAGATTGGCCGTAATCTGGAAGATTTGCTGGATAAGGGCGTTAAACTCAACTACAACAAAACTCTTGACCTCAATGTCTACAACGGCTTCAAGGAGGCAGGTACTACTGGCTTGCTGAATGACCCGAATGTTGTTACCTACACTGTGGGTAATGGTGCAAATGGCACTCCCGCATGGAACACTAAAACCGCGGATGAGATCCTGCATGACATTAACAATGCGCTGGTGGATGCATGGGCTGCATCCGAGTACGACATGAAAGGCATGCCGAATCATATTCTGATTCCGCCGAAGCAGTATGCGTATATCACCATGCAGAAGGTTTCCGATGCTGGTAACATCTCCATCATGGAGTATCTGATGCAAAACAATATTGCTAAAGAGCAGGGCGGCTCTATCACCATTGAGCCTTGCCGTTGGTGCATCAAGGCTGGCACCGGTCAAAAAGACCTCATGATGGTTTACGTAAATGATGAGGATATGGTCAACTTTGATTTGACTGTGCCTATCACTCGCGCATATACTCAACCGTCTGTTGAGCGTGCCGCCATCCTGACTTTGTTTGCAGCGCAAATCGGCCAGGTTAAATTCATGTATTACCAACCTGTCGCATACCACATCGGTATCTGATTAGGCAATATTCTAGCCAGGCGTTTATCGTCTGGCTTTTTTATTTGAGGAGGACAATCAATGGTTATTTTAACTAAAAAACGCTTTGGCTTTGTGAAGCAAGACGGTACTGAACGCATTGATGCGGAACGCTTTTTGACTAAGGGTGGCATGGAAATTGAGGATGCTCCCGATTGGATTGCAACTGATCCGCTGTATGCGCTGGCTGTTGAATCTGGCGACCTTGTACCGGTCAATGGTAAAACTCTGAAGGCTGAGGCAGAAGCTGTTGCCAAAGCCAAGAAACTCACCAAAGCGGAGGGTGAAAGCTAATAAGGAGGTGCAGCATGTACCATCCGTTGATTGCGCAGGCGAGCAATATCAAAACGCAGGAGAATCCTTCCTACACCAAGGAGGACTTCCTGGCATTCTATCCACAGTTTGCTGAGCCTCTGCCGGAAATAGTGCTGGACAGCTTTGTAGAGCTTGGTCAGGCGTGTGTAAGCGAGCAGCGCTATGGCAAGATGTGGAGGATGGCCATCGGACTATTCATCGCCCATATGTGCACCCTTTACATGCAGTCTGCTGCAGACCCGGGGGCACCTGCTGCTGATATCCTTGCCGCAGCTCAGGCCGCTGGTGTTGTTACGAGTGAGTCTGCTGATGGTGTGTCCTATTCTATGGATACGTCAGCGCTGTCGCAGGACCTTGCAGGTTGGGCGGCGTTCCGGTTGACCGCGTTTGGCGTGCAGTTTGCCACTCTGGCACGTTTTGCGGGCAAGGGAGGGATGTATGTATGGTAAGCATAAATACATCGCACAGAACGGTCAGCGGCGGGCTGCAGGGACTAATGGACAGAGTGCAATCTTTGAGCAACAACAAGCTCTATGTGGGTATCCCGCAGGAGAAAACATCTCGTGGCGATGAGCCTATCAATAATGCGAGCCTGCTGTACATCCATACTCATGGCATCCGGCGTAAGTCCATGCGTGAGGAAATGCAGGGCTACATGGATCAAGGCATGGAGTACAGCCTGGCTTATCAGTTGTATGTCCAAACACATGGCTCGCCGCTCTGGCACGCTCCACCGCGTCCTGTTATTGAACCGGCCATCGCAAAGCACCACCGTGAGATTGCAGAAGAATACGCTAAGGCTGTAAAGGCTGCTATGACTGGCGATGGAGCGAGGGCTGATGCTTTTATCAAACGCACAGGCCTGCTGGCGCAGAACATCTGCCGCAGATGGTTTACGGATGCCGAGAATGGCTGGCCGCCTAACTCCCCGATAACCATAGATAAAAAGACCAAAGGCAAGGGCGGCAAAACTAATCCGCTTATTGATACCGGTGCCTTGCGCAAAGCTATTGTTTATGTGGTAAGGAGTGATTGACGTGGTTAATGTTGGCAGAGTGGTGCGTAGCAAGCGTTTAGGCTGCCAGCGCATCACTGTCAAACGCTACGCTGCAAGCTGGCACGATGGAGCTTATGGTCGGGATGAAGACAATCCTATTGTGCTACAGGTGGCGGCGATTGTTACTGTTGCCCAGCCCAAAGATTTGCAGTTATTGCCTGAAGGTGACCGCGTCACCGGGGCAATGAAATTTTTGACGAACGTGGAGCTGCACGCGACCAATGGTGAAGCTATCAGCGATGAGCTTGAATGGCGCGGAGCACGCTACAAAATCCTCACTGTTACGCCTGATATTGATTATGGATTTTACCGATCTATTGGGACAAGATTGGACGGTGACAGTGTTGGTTAAAAATATTGCTGAATTTGAATCTTTAATGTGGGCAGAGCTGATGGACATCCTCGGGCATGATGCTAAGACAATACCGCCGCCTGTACGCCGCTCCTGGCCAACGGACGGAGGCCCCGACTGGAAGCTTACAGACAACGTGGTCTTTATGCAGTGCACCGAGGCGGCCGAGGACATCATGCAGCCGATTGATGAGCGTTGGCAGTCTGAAGGACGTGATTTTTTGCGTGAGAGTGCAAGCACACGTACCATCCAGCTACGCCTGAATGCTTACGGTCCTGCCTGCTATGAATCGCTGCTTAAGCTACGCCTTGAGCTGCTGCTTGGCCGACCGAAGCTCAAAAAACAAAAAATTTATATTATTCCCGGCAAGGATTCCATCCAATATGCGCCTGAACTGTTCCAAGGGCGATGGTGGAAGCGTGCCGATTTGACTTTATATTTTAATGTGCTAATCAGCGTTGAATCTATCGTGAAAGCGATTGAAGAAGTCAACGTTACGATTAAAGCAAACGAGCCTGGTACGAGTGATGTTATCCTTGAGCCAGGTGAAATTATTATTAAGAAAGGGTGATTTAGTTGGCTTATAAATTGGACTTATCTCCGATTGTCGACGTGGTTATCAACCTGTCTGCTAAGGCTGCTGCTCGCAAGGGCTTTAACCTTGGCCTGATTATTGGCAAGTCTGAGGTTATTCCGGGCAATGAAAGGGTACGTATTTATACCAGTGCATCTCAAATGCTGACTGACGGGTTTGTAGAAACGTCTCCGGAATACAAGGCTGCTCAGCTTTATTTTGCTGCTACGACCAGCCCGCGCAAGCTGGCGGTAGGCGTAAAGCTGACGGAAGATACGAATCTAACTGCTACGCTGGAGGCTTGCCGTGCTGCTAACTCTCAGTGGTGGCCGTTTAGCTATCTGGGCGCTGAGGACGTTGATATTAAAGACTGTGCAGCTTGGTGCGAGACCGCTGTACCTGACAGCGTCTACATGTATACGACTGCTGATAAAAGCGTACTTGACGCATCTGGTGATGCAAAGAGCATTTTTAAGGCTTTGCAGGATAAAAACTATCGTCGCAGCTTTGGTCAGTATTGTGGTGACACGGATACTCCTGATGCTGTTGCAGCTACTATGGGCTACGCGATGGGTGCTAACCGTGGTCTTGCCAGTGATGCGTTTACGCTGGCGTATAAAACTCTGCCCGGCGTAAAAACAGATGACTTGTCTGAATCTCAGGTAACCCATGTGTGTGGCAACTCTGAATCTACAGGCCATAACGGTAACGTATATATTACTCGTGGCGAGGAATACGATGTTTTGCAGCAGGGCTATATGGCTGATGGCACGAGCTTTGATGAAGTGCTGTATCTTGATATGCTGCGTAATGACATTACTCTTAATGTCATGGACCTGCTGTATCAGCGCCGCAAATTGCCGCAGACTGAAGCTGGCGTTACCAGCATTATTAATGTTATCAATGATGCTTGTCGTAAGTATGTAAAGTTAGGCTTTATCGCTCCGGGCAAGTGGAACGGTGCCGAGTGCCTGAATCTACAGACAGGTGATTACCTGCCTGATGGCTATCTGGTGCAGAGCGAGCCTCTTGACGAACAGTCTCAGGCTGACCGTGACAAGCGCAAGGCTCCACCGATTTATGTATGCTGCAAGCTGGCTGGTGCAATCGAATTTGTTACCATCCAGGTTAATGTTAACCGCTGAGGAGGCTATCTGAATGGAATTAACTACTTACAGTTTTGCTGATCTGGCTGGCTCTATTAACCATCCGACGTTTGGCTCGTATCTCTTTGATGGTACTGGTGTAGGCTCTGTGACAGTATCCAAGGCCACCGACCGCACTGCTCATGATATTGCTGCAGATGGCTCAGTAATGGTATCTAAGATTGCGGGCAATAATGGCACCGTAACCATTGAATGTCAACAGACCTCTGCTATCCATAAATGGCTGAGCGCCTGGTTTAATGCGTTGTGGCAGCTGCCTACAAGTGAATGGGCAAGCACCAGCATGACGCTGCGTAATACCGCGACAGGTACACGCCATATTATCTCAGGCATCTCGCCGCAGAAGGAGCCGGACACTCCCTATCAGAGCCAAGGACAGCGTGTATCTTGGACGCTGATGTGTGCCGAGGTTACTAATCTGCCGATTTAATTTAGGAGGATGCTATGTTTAAACAAAAGACTCAAATTGTTGAGGTGGCTGGTAAATCCTATCAGCTCACTAAAATGGATGCTCGCACAGGCAGCTATGTTGCTTTTAAGGTTGCGGGCGTGCTTGCGCCGTCTGGCGGCAAAACAGCCGAGATGGCTGCTGCTCTCATGGGTATGCCACGCAAGGATTTTGACGAGCTGCAATCTTTGCTGCTGCGTACTGTTAACCGCTTAGTTGATAACGGCAACGGTCAGCAGTTGCCTGAACCTGTCTTGACAGCTAAGGGTGATTTTGTTGACGAGGCTCTGGCGTATGATGCTGCCAGCGTTATCCAGCTAACTGTCCATGCGCTTATTTTCAACGTCGGAGGTTTTTTCGCCGCAGCCGGGTTGAATCTCCCGGCAGAATTGATGGGCAAACCTACGAGCCGATGAGTTATCCAACGCTTGATGCTTTCGCCTTTGCTCCTGTTGTTGCAGGGCTTTGGCGGCAGCACGAGCTGAGTGATGGAACATATGATTTTGATGATTTGCTGGACGCTCACGAACTGTTGGCGGTCAAGGCAGAAAACGCACGGCGGATGCAGGAAGCCATGAGAAAGGAGTAGGCTGATGAGCAATATCTTAGAAGAATATCTTGTGCGCATTGGCGCGGAAGTCGACAAGGACGCTTTTGCCGGAGCTGCAAAAGCTATCAATAATCTATCCGGTATGCTCGGGAAATTAGGCTCTATCCTTAAATATGGCGCTATCTTTGCAGGGCTGGCAAAGGTTACGGAAGCTGTCATTGATAACATTAAGGCTGTGGCCAGCGCCGATTTGGAATATCAGAAGTTGGCACAGTCAATGTGGGTGACAAAGGACACAGCTAAAACCTTGAGTGTGGTCCTGAAAACCATGGGCGCTTCGCAGGAGGATGTGGCGTGGGTGCCGGAGCTGCGTGAGCAGTTTTTCCGTCTGCGTCAGGAGATGGCAGAGCTGTCTACTCCTGCAGATGCTGACGGACAGTTAGCCTGGATCCGTGAGATTGGTTATGACGTGCAAAATCTGCAGCTCAAATTAAAAATGTTCAAGGAGTGGGTGGTCTATTACCTTATCAAAGAGCTGCAGCCATACATCAAAGAATTTCAGGAATTTATCCGCTGGCTCAATGATAAATTTGGCAAGAGCTTGCCTGCACTGGCGCGTAAGGTGGCTAGCGTGTTGGCGAGTGTTGTGCGTGTAGCAATGTCACTGGTTAAGGCTCTAAAATGGCTATTCGAGGGCATTTATAATTTTATTGATGCGTTGCCAAGTAAAACAAAGGCTTTAGTAGCTGTGTTTGCTGTTGTTGGTGCTGCCATCATGGCAGGTCCGTTTGGCCTGATGATGATGGCCATCGGCACTGCACTCATCATGCTGGAGGACTTTTTTGGCTATCTTGAAGGGCGCGAGAGCAGCAATACTTTGAAGCCGCTCTGGAAATGGCTCACGGATGAGAATAATCCGCTGCGTCGTCTTATTGAAAAGCTTAAGGAAGGCATTGCTTTTATCCTTGAGAAGCTTACGGAGCTGTTTGAAAAAGTTTTTACGGAAGAACGGCAGGAAAAGCTCAAAAAGACTGTCGCTACCATTGCTAAGGGCGTTGCCGAAATGGCAGAAGGCCTGGCTACGATTGTTGAGAAGATTTTCGGCAAGAAGTATCCTGTTGTGAAGAAATTTTGGGATTACTTCTTGATTGCCGTTGGTAAAGTTGTAGATAAGGTACTCACGCTGGAAATTAGGCTGGCACGTCTATGGATAGCTTTGGGTAAAGCTATGCAGGGCGATTACGCTGGTGCTAAAAAAGCATTACAGCTAGGTTCTGCTGATGAAGGAGCAGACAGTGAGCGTGCCCAATACATCCGCGACAAGCTGATGTCATTAGGTTGGTCTAAGGCTGCCGCGTCCGGTATTGTAGGCAACTTGGTACAAGAATCCGGTTTGCGTACAGATGCTGTCGGTGATGATGGTACGTCTGGTGGCATAGCTCAATGGCATAATGAACGCTGGGAAGCTCTCAAACGCTTTGCTGCTGCTCGTGGTAAAGATTGGACCGACCTTGACACTCAAATTGCATATCTTGACCATGAACTGCGCACGAACGAAAGTGGAGCTGGTGATAAACTGCGTAATGTGCAGGACGCTGCCGAAGGTGCAAGTGTATTTATGCGTGAGTTTGAGCGTCCGGATATTTTTTCGGCGAACGAGGATGACCGTGCTGCCAACGCTATGGTTATCTATAACAAAGATAAAGAATCTGCCGAGAATGCTACTCATGGTGGCGGCGGGTATAACAGCCTTGTTGCTCCTACGAGCTATGCTGCAGGTTTTGCCGCTGGTGGTACTGCCGGTTTTATGCCGATGGCGAACAGTACGGCAAATTATAACGGTGGAGTTGTAAATGTTGGCGGCATCGTGGTTAATTGTGGGAACGTAAGTGATCCGCAGGGCGTGGCTAAGGCTGTAGAAGGAACGATGGAAGATTTTGCCCAGCGTCTGGCAGCGCATAACGGAGGGACGGTGTTTGTATGAGCTTAATGGGTACAATGAACACTTTAAATGGTATCTGGGGCGCTAATAATCTGGTTGCTAAGCTCACGGGCAATAAATCATTTAAGACTAATGATGGTTATAGTCCATCTGTTTGGGGCAGTGGGCTAGGAGCACAACAGGTGCTTATGGTTAAAACGAACATTGGCGGCTATTTTTTTGACGCTGTTTTTAGCGTTGATACTGAACATAGCCTGACGGTTACCCAGCATCCTGTGCAGACTGGCGCAAATATCAGCGACCATGCTTTTGTAAATCCTATCCGTATGACGATGCAGATTGGCGTATCTGATGCCATGGCTTATCGTGTTGGTGCTGATTATGGTGGGGATGGCGGCACAAAATCTGTACAGGCCTATCGATTGCTCTGCAAGCTGCAAGAACTGCGTATACCCATGCAGGTTGTTACGCGTCTGAACACGTACCAGAATATGCTTATTGAGAGCATTGATGTGAGCGATGGTGTGTCGACGCTATGCGCGCTCAAAGCTACGATTAATCTTGTGCAGGTGCTGGTGGTTAATGTTGGAACCGAAAAGGTTTCCGCGCGTCAGTGGACTACAGGTGCACAGCGCAAATCGCAGGAAGTGCAGCCTAAAGGCGACAACAGTACGATTTTGCGCAAAGTAGAAAAGGGCACAGGTCTGGAGGTGAAGTGGTAATGAGCTATTATGAAATACCATTAACTACCACGCCTTTCGATCAGAAGACTTTTAAGCTGACGCTGGATGGCGAGCGTAACATCAACATCCTGCTGAAGCTACGCTATTATGATTTGTACGAGTTGTGGGTGGCTGATGTCTGCGACAATAGCACAGGCGAAGAGCTGATTACAGGCATGCCGCTCGTTCCTGGCATTGATTTGTTAGGTCAGTACGCTTACCTGAATATTGGCAGTGCTCAAATCGTGGCTGTTGGTCCTACCGCACAGGAGCAGCCTGATAATGAGACACTAGGCTCAGCCTGGGTGCTTTTGTGGGGTGATGGCTCATGAGCAGTTATCTGTGGATGAGAAAGTGGAAAATCCTTGTTGTGGATGATCAGGACAAGGAGGCCTTGAATGTTTCTGATCTGCACGTGAAGTTTACTGTCAAAAAGTCGTGGGAAATAAACAATTACTCAACTGTGGAGATTTACAATCTTACTGCTGCAACAGAGCAGAAAATCCTTAAGGAAGGTGACCGCATCATTATTGAGGCCGGTTATGAAGGCTATCTGACTACATCTGCAGATGGCTCCGTTCAGGAGGCAAAGGATGCTGAAGATAATACTCAGGAGAAGCAGTACGGCGTTATTTTCGACGGTAAAATTATTTATCCGTCCCGGCGCAAGGAGAACAACACTGACTATGTGCTGTCGCTCCTGTGTGTAGACGGAGCTAATGTCCTTGGGAAAAATTTTATTGCTAAAACCTTAAACAAGGGTGTTAATCAACGTCAGATTTTGGATGCGGTCTGCGAAAAGTCAAAAACAAAAATCCCGACGAATAGCATTACTCAGGGCTTGTCTGGTCAAAAACTCCCACGCGGTAAGGTTATTTTTGGCGAGCCTAAAGATTATATATCCGATATTGCCCGCGGCAACGGGGCCAGCTACTGGGTGAATGATGGCAAGCTGAACATGATAAAGCTTGCCGACGCTGCGAAGGATGAAGCTATCGTACAAACGCCTACGACCGGTCTTGTCGGGATGCCGACGCAGACACAGTACGGTGCAAATTTTAAACTGCTGCTGAATCCTGCTGTACAGATGTGGTCGCTTGTCCAGCTTAAAAATAGCGAGATTGCGGAAGCGCAGGTCACTCCTGGTCAGGCACAGATGCCGCTTGATGAAGAGTGGATCTATCAGGTAATCGAGCTGACGCATACTGGTGATACGATGGGTAATGATTGGTATACGTCATGCGTTGCTGTATCTCGCTATGGTAAGGGCGTACTGCCTGCTCTCATGGCCAACAATTCGCAGAATCCGAACGGAGTGTGATTTTATGATTGATTTAAATTTGCGCACGCCGAACGTCGAACGGCAGGGAGAATTGGATGCTCGTGCCGCTGCAATCAAGACGCGCGTGTGCATGCCTGGCATTATCCAAAGCTTTGACGCGGCCGCTCAGACTGTTACTGTGCAACCAGCGCTGCGAGAAAAAATGCTTGCAGACGGTGATGAGGCTTGGGTGGATATACCTTTGCTGGTCGACGTGCCTATTGTCGTGCCACGTGCTGGCGGCTATGCGCTGACGCTGCCTATCCAGGCAGGCGATGAGTGTCTTGTGGTGTTTGGCGATATGTGCATGGATGGCTGGTGGCAGAGCGGCGGCGTGCAGAATCAGGTCGAGTGTCGCAGGCATGACCTGTCTGATGGTTTTGCTATTATAGGCGTGTGGTCGCAGCCTAGAGTAATCCCCGGCTACAGCGCAGGCTCTGCTCAGTTGCGCAATGATGCAGGCAGTGCTTACGTAGAACTTGCCGGAGATACGATTAACATCGTAGGCGGTACGGTAAACATTAAAGCAGGGCGGGTGAACATCAATGAGTAGTGCAACACGTTTAGGCGATTTGGATACCGGTCATGATGCCTGTGCTCCGACAGCACTCGTATCGGCCAGCCCTAACGTATATATCAACGGCCGCGCTGCAGGACGCGTGGGCGATAGCTATGCACCTCATGGCTGCATTAACCACCCGACGCATAGCGGCGTCATCGCCAGCGGCAGCAGCTCCGTATACATCAACGGCAAGGCTGCAGGGCGCATTGGTGATCCCGTGAGCTGTGGCGGTACTGTGGCCGAAGGCAGCAGCAATGTGTTTATTGGAGGCTGATATGCAGGTTAGACGTTTAGACGACAATTGGGATTACTGCTTTGGTCGTGGCTCTCAAAATTACATCAGCGGTATCGAAGCTGTCGGGCAGGCGATAAAACAGCGCCTGCTTTTGCTGTACGCTGAGTGGTGGGAAGACCTAAAAGATGGCTTGCCGTTGTGGGAGCAAATCTTAGGCACGTCCGGCAGTGATGAGAATAGGCAGGCTGTAGATATTATTATCCGTGACCGTATAAGCGGCACGGAAGGTGTGCAGTCTGTCACGTCTTTTGAATCATCTTACGAACGCAGACATTATAAATTCACGGCAACCGTAGAGACTATCTATGGCTCGTTGACTATTAGTAGTGAGGAGGTGCAGATGTGACGTATTTTAAGCCTTATGTTGATAGTACGGGACTGCATATCCCTACCTACAACGATATTTTAGAGGATATGATTGCTGCAATGAAGCAAATCTACGGCGATGATATCTATCTGGACAACAGCTCGCCTGATTATCAGCTGCTGTCCATTTTTGCTCTCAAGCAAAGCGATACGCTGCAGGCTCTCGCGTATGCGTATAATGCACGGTCACCTGAAACGGCTATTGGCACGTCACTGGACAGCGTGGTAAAGCTGAACGGCATTAAGCGCAAGGCTGCAGGGCACAGCACCTGCCAAGTAAAGATTACCGGCAGCCCGTTTACGCAGATAACCAATGGTGCAGTAAAAGACCGCGCGGGGCTGACATGGGATTTACCGGCAAACGTAGTAATCGACTCCAATGGCACGGCTTACACTGTAGCTACATGCCGCACTGCAGGCGCTGTGAGCGCGCTGGCGGGCGATATAGCGCAGATTGAGACGCCGACCTATGGATGGATAGCTGTTATCAACGAAGTGAGCGCTGTGCTGGGCAACACGCAGGAAACCGACGCGCAGCTCCGCCAAAGGCAGGCAATCAGTACGGCCAATCCGTCGCAGACCATGCTAGCTGGCACCAAGGGCGCTATTGCAGCGCTTCCGGATGTGTCTCGCTATGCTGTTTACGAGAACGACACCAACGTCGGGACTGTAACCGAGGATAATCCACACGGTTTGCCAGCACACTCTGTAACCTGCGTTGTTGAGGGTGGTACAAATGAGGACGTGGCTGAGGCGATATACCTGCATAAAGGCATCGGCTGTTATACAAACGGTGATGTGGAGGTGCAGTATACTGACCAGAACGATTATATCAATACCATCAGATTTTACCGGCCGGAGTATAAAACTATCTACGTCAAATGCACGCTGAAGAAGTATGTCGGCTATATGTCCAGCATCCAAGCTAACGTCAAGAGTGCGATATATGACTATTTGGCCGCGCTGACGATTGGTAGTGATGTGTCCGCTTCGGTGCTAGCAAACATTATTACTGACTGCAATCCGTCTTTGACTAAGCCCATATTTGGTATAAAAGAGCTGAAATTGGGGCTTGCCGCAGACGCGATGGGTGTTGCTGACGTTGCAATTGGGTATAAGGAAATTCCGGAGCCGGTATACGATGCCATTGAGGTACAGGTCGATGCTTGATTTAACATATTATAAACGGCTGATCACGAGCGAGTATCGCCGCAGCACGAATTTTACAGCTATGGTAGAGAGATTGCTCAGCTACGGCCTTGATTTGGATAGCAGCGCCACCGATTTGATTACGGCGTTTGAGGTTGATTATGCTACGACTGCACAGCTCGATATCCTCGGCGCTATTGTCGGAGTAAGCAGGCAGCTCAGCTTTGAGCCGTCCGCTGCTGCTACAGGCGACATTGTTTGCCCGGCTCCGACGGAAATTGCCAGCGGCACGGAGTATCCAATAATCAACACCCCAGAGCCGCAGAACATGGCAAGCGTCAGCTTTATTTCCGGCTTTCCTCCGGGGGAAATGAACGACAGCAACAGCATGATGGACGATGATTTGTTCCGTCTGCTAATCAAAGCGCGTATTATCCAAAATGCGTGGAAGGGCACTATAACAGAGCTATATGAGCTGTGGGAATCTGTTATGGGTAAAGATAAGCATTTATCCATCGAAGATTTGCAGGATATGTCGTTCAACATCGTACTGCAGGGCGATTATACTGCGCTGGAGCGCGAGCTGATTATCCACGCATATATCATTCCGAAGCCGGAGGGCGTACGCATCAACGTGCTGACATTCGTATCGACGGACGGCCTGCCACTGTTCTCCTATGATTACAACACTATGCGTTACAGTGGTTACAATAGCCATTGGGCTGTAGAAGGGAGCGAGCTAATAAATGGCGAGAAGTAATTTTAAGGTTTTTGCTGAGGCCGTGGACAGCAGCAAGGTTGTATCCGATGCTGAGTACGCTGTCAACACTCAGCGCATCGGCGGCGTTGTTCCGGGGCTGGCGGCGGCTGACCTGCACAACAAGCTGTATAAACAGGCTACGATTATGGCTGCCGCTATGGCGCAGGTCCTTGTCGAGCAGGGGCAGGATGCTTTGGACAGCGATTACGCAGGCCTTGTGGCATCAATCAAAAAAACATTCCTGCTGTCGCTTAACGGCGAGAAACCGGATGCTAAAGGCAATCTGCAGAAAAATTTTGTATATAGTGTTGAGGGGAAAAAACCGGATAGCAGCGGCAATGTGTCTTTGAATATTGATTATCTCAACGCGATGAGCTTTGTCGGCTCTGTGGTAATCACCCGAGATAACATCAATCCCGGCACAAGACTTGGCGGCACGTGGCAGCTTCTGCAGAGCGGCCGCTATGTCCGTACTGCCGGTGCAGGTTATCCCGGCGGAACGATGGGCGGCAGTGATGGCTTTACACTGGGTGTAAATAATATGCCTGCACATAGCCATGAAGCTACAATTTATGGTGCTGGTAATCATAAGCATGATATTTATGTCAGCAATTGGCAAACACACGGCGGCAGTGGTGGTGCAGGATATCAAGCTCATGAGCGCCGCTGGGGCGCAACTGAAGAGGCTGGAAATCACTCGCATCAAATAACCATCGAATCTACCGGCAACGGAGAAAAGGTAACCTTCGAGCCGTCTTATCTGTGTTTATATTTTTGGGTGCGTACTGCGTGAGGTGAAGTAAATAATGAGTAATGCAAGAATACAGTTTAGCACAGCGTCCGAGGAAAAATGGCTGCAGGTGAATCCTGTGTTGCGTGAGGGTGAGCTGGTCATCGCGCGCAAGGCGAACGGCAAGCGTAAGCTCGTGGTCGGCAAGCCCGGCGGCTCCTCGTACGCAAATTCCGAGGTGGTGTGGGATGCTGAGCAGGCTGAAACATATATGAATACCACCAAGGATTTGAGCGAGAATGTTAACGTCTTTGTGCCGCACATTGATTCCAGCGGCATTTTGACTTGGACGAACAAAGCCGGCCTTGATAACCCGAGCCCGATAACCATTAAAGGCATCAAAGGCGACCCCGGCGAGAAGGGCGAGCAAGGCCAACGTGGCGAACAGGGCGCACAAGGCATCCAAGGACCGCGTGGCATCCAAGGGGAACAGGGCGAGCGAGGAGTGCAGGGCGCGCAAGGTCCTGCGGGTAATGCGGCGACAATCACCATCGGCAACGTTACGACAAGTGCTCCCGGCACATCGGCTAGTGTCACCAATCGCGGCACACCATCTGCTGCCGTGCTTGATTTTGTGCTGCCTAAAGGCAAGGATGGTGCTGATGGTGGTGTAACTGTGGATGAAGAACTATCAGGTACAAGCACTAACCCGGTTCAAAACAAGGCTATCTATAATGCACTGCTGAATAAGGTAGGTACTGATATTTTCTCTGGTTTTACTTTACTTGGTGGAGCTACTAAAATAATGTGGCGTGAAGGCACACAGTTTATTGGGTCAATCAACGCTGTAAATTATAATGGTACGGCTAGGGCAGCAATCCATGATGGTGATGGTAATGTAATCACTGATACGTATACTAAGAAGGTTGATTTTGATAAGACTATTAGCCAGTTAGGTGTAGCTTTCCAAGAAAAGGTTGATAGAAGCGACTTAGCTGATGTTGCGACTAGCGGTAAATATACTGATTTATTAAATAGACCTGATTACGTTGTGCAGTCCGTAAACAATGTAAGACCCGACACTGCTGGTAATGTTACTATTGATGTTAGTGGCTCAAACGTCACTGTAGATACTACATTATCTGCTACATCTACTAATGCTATTGCAAATAAAGCAGTCTATGATGCTTTGAATAAAAAGTTAGATAAGACAGGAACAGTCTATGAAGCAACCAAAGCAACGCAGGATGGTTATGGGAATGTGATTACATCTACATATGTTAAGAAGGTAGACCTTGTCAGCTACGTTAAAACTGTTAACAATATTGCTCCCGACGCTAACGGCAATGTTAATGTTAGTGGTGGTAGCTCAAATATAACTATAGATACTACATTGTCTGCTACCTCTACAAATCCTATTGCTAACAAAACTGTTTACTCTGCTTTAGGGGGTAAGTTAGGTAAAACAGAAACAGCTTATGCTGCTACTAAAGCAACACAGGACAATGCAGGCAATGTAATTACTGAAACTTATGCTACTAAAGCTGATATTAGCGGTGTTGTCAAGAGCGTGAATGGTGTGCAACCCGACACTAATGGTAATGTTAGTATTACTGTTAGCGGAGGTAGTGGCGTGAGCACATCCACTGAAAACACTTGGACAGCTCAGCAAAACTTCCAAAAAATGAAATTTAATTTTGAAAGTTATAATGCACCTCGTATTAGTGGTGCTACTGATAACCCGGCTGCGTCGGTGGCAGTCTATAATGTGCAAGGCAATTTTACGCTAGATATGTCAGTATTAGCAGGGTTGCTGAACAATGATGACGCTACCTTATTTACTGCTTACATTACTGCGAATGGATCTTACACTCTGAGCATCACTAATGCAGGCACTCTAAAATATGCCGGAAGCGCAAATGATTTAGCGATAACAGCTAACGGATTACTATTGAATATTCTGCTAATCAAAAGTAGCAGTGGTGTCTTGTCAAGTGTTGCACAGGCAAGTACATTGTCGTGAGGTGATTAAATGGGACTTAATAGATTGATGCTAGTAAAGAAAACTGCTGTCAGCGGTGGGGATAATGTATTTATTATGACTATGGGACAGCAAAGCGGTCAGTACGGGTATAGTCGCAACAATGGCAACTATGGTGAGATTACAGGCAATGTTACACATGACGGTAGAGCAGTAACATTGGTAATGTTATCTTATTATGGCGGTTGGCTTGACGTTGCCTTTAAAGAAGAAGGCGTAACGAGTGGTAGCCGTAACATTAGCCTTAACATCACCCCGCTTGAAACGGGTGTAACTATTAATTTGACAGTAGGCAAAATGTCATATCAAGGTGACTTAGTAGGGTTTTATACCTATGTGCAACGCGTGCCGTCAAATATATCAAGCATGTTTACCGCTACTAATGTGGGAAAAAAATTTAAAGTCGAAATTGTGTTTAACTAAGGAGGTTTGGAGATGCAGACAACTTATACATATAAAGAGCAAGACTACTCTAATTTATACGAGCTTTCCGAGGTGTTAGGGAAAGATGGTATTTTTATCCCATTGTCAATCGGTGACGAGGCTTTAACAGAATTAGGTGTAACAGTTACGCATGAGGAAGAACCTATTGAAAACGTAAAACAGCGTAAAATCTTGATGTTAAAGCGTCAGCGTGACACTGCCGAGGTTGAGCCGATTGAATATGGCGGTCATAGCTTTGACTATGACGACAAAGCGAGAGACCGCATCAATGCAGCTATCATTGCGCTGGAGCTGCAAGGCGAAGGAGCTACAATAGAGTGGACCACGGCAGATAATGAGGATGCGGTGGTTACGGCTCAGGACCTGCGTATGATTATTGCTTCCGTGGCTGCACGCAGCAATAAACTGCATACGGCGTACAGGGCTGCTAAGGCACAGGTTGAAGCTGCTAGCACGGCAGAAGAAGTAGAAGCTGTAACAATGAATAATTAGGAGGTTGAGAGATGGATTTTTTAGCTTTACGTTATGCCGTATACAATACGGCACACACTTTGACTCATGGTTTTACCTACAAATCGGTGATTGGGGCAATCCTTGCGGTATTGCTGCACAAACACGCGGTATTGTTTATGGTTTTTACCGCATTGGTATTTTTGGACTGCTTCACTCGCTGGATGTCTTTGAGTTACAAACGTCTGCAGGGCATGGGGCAGACTCCGTCCGTGACGCAGATTATCGGCGGCATTGAGGCAGCCCGCGCAGAAGGCCTTATCTCTAGCGAAGTCATGAAGCATCGCTTTGTCGGAAAGGTCATCGTGTATATCCTCTGCGTGCTTGCCGCTGTGCTGGTAGATTTGGCCATGATCACGCTGCAGCAGCCTGTGTGGGCTGTCCCGCTGGTGGCAGGTTATCTGGTCATCACAGAGCTGCTGTCTATTTGTGAGAACCTCAACGACGCCGGTATTGAGGCAGTGCAAGGTCTTGTTAATGTTATCAAAAAGAGAAGAGGTTGATTGTTATGGCTATGTTATCTGCTCATTTTTCTGAGTCCGAATTTGCTTGCAAGCATTGCGGCGAGCTGCCTGCTTATGGCATTAGCTCTGCATTGCTGACCGGTCTGGAACGCTTGCGTGCACGCTTAGGTCGTCCCATAAACATCACCAGCGGCTATCGTTGCCCGGTACACAATGCTGCTGTAGGTGGCGTTAGCAATTCCCAACATGTCGCAGGTACTGCAGCAGACATCTACGTTGACGGCGTATCTACGCGTGAGTTGGCTCGCATCTGCAAGCAGATTTTTGATGGTGTGGGTACTTATGTATCGCAGGGGTTTGTTCACGTCGACATGCGTGCTGGCGGCTCCGTTCCGGGCTATTATCTGTGGGAGGGCTAAGATGTGCTTAAAACAATTTTGCGCAATTACTGCAGTTACATTGTGCTTGCTGTTGCCTGTCTCTGCATCGGCGGCATCATCGGCTACAACTTACACGATGACGGCGGCGGAAATGTCAGCACTCGACAACAGGTTGAGTCTGCTACTGCAGCAAACCAAGAGCACCAGGCAAGCGCTGGCAGAATCACAAGCAGCGCTGACCGAGTCGAGAGTGGAATTGAGCAAGCTCAAATCGGAATCCATAAAGCTGCAGATAGAGCTGAAAGCTCAGAGCAGCTTATTGGAGAGTGTCAACAGATCCTTGAAGGCATCCGCCAAAGAGGAAGCTCGCACCCGCCGTCGCATTAAGGCGCAGCGGAATGCTGCCATCGTTGTGGCCGTTGGCCTGCTTGCCTATGCTGTTGATAAATGATGATTGATTGGGAGAAAGTGATATCTTAGGAGGTCTTGTGTATGGATGTCACTCGTAAGCGAGCGCGTGCGTGGCTGCGTATGTGCTCACGAATCGAACTTGACCGTGCCATGGAAGAAGCACGGCTTACAGAGCAGCAGCGGGAAGTCATCGAGTTAATGTTTACCCGAGGCTTGTCCGTGGTTGCTATCAAATTACGCTGTAATATGGACGAGAGTACAGTAAAACGTATCCTTGCCCGCTCTTACGACAAAATCTACAATGTCATCATGTAACCTGCGCCCCAGTTAACCTGGGGTGCTTTTTTTATGCCCTTTTATTGCGCTTTTGCACATCGCTTTTGCCTATACAATGTAGACAGAAATGAGGTGAGCTTATGAATTTTGCAAATATGCCTAACCAGCCGAACCTGCCGCCTATGCCGCAGCTCTTTGGTCAGCCAGCACAGCAGATGGCTCCAGCTGGTGAGATTGTATGGGTGCAGAGCGTCGACCAGCTCAATGCTTTAACTCTACCACCCAATACGTCAAGAATCTACATGAACTCTGTTGATGCGGAGTTTTACATCGTAACTACGGACAAAATCGGCATGAAATCTGTAGCAACGTACACGTTTTTGGAGAAGCCCAAGCCGCAGCCTGTCGAGTACGTTACCAAGGCGGAGTTTGCAGAGCTTATCGCTCTGCTGAAAGGAGCGCAGAATGAATCCAATTTACCAAAGGCAGAATCAGCAGCAGCGTCAACCTCAGGCGGGCGACCTGCAGGTCATCAAACAAAATCTCAATGATAAAATGCTGCAACAATTTATAGCCCAAGCTAAGCAGCAGGGAATCTCTGACAATGATATCAATGCTGGCTTGCGAATGCTCGGGTACAAGTAGGCATCACGCGCGATGTGCATTATTATAAAAGGAGGGATATCTTATGGATATCGGCGAAGCTATGGCGTTGACCAATAGTAACAATAACTGGATGAACAATCCGTTTATGTATCTTATCTGGTTGGCGTTTTTCGGCGGCGACGGTTTTGGCTTTGGCCGTCGTGGTAATACCTTAACTCAGGCAGAATTACAGGAAGGTTTTAACAATCAGAATGTAATGCGTGCCCTGGAAGGTATTAAAAACGGTGTTTGTGATGGTTTTTACGCTATGAACACAAATGCTCTGCAAGGTCAAAATCAGCTGCAACGTGATATGTGTCGAGGCTTTGATGCAGTCACTGCTGGTGTTACTAATACTGGCTATCAGCTGGGGAACCAAATCACGGAAAACCGTTTTGCGGCTCAACAATGCTGCTGCGAGACTAATCGCAATATTGACAGCGTTAAAGCCGAGAATTATAAAAACGCTTGCGAAATCACCACTGCTATCCACAGCGAAGGTGAAGCCACTCGTGCTCTTATCACTGCTAACCAAATTCAGGAACTGCGTGACAAATTGGCAGACCGGGACCGTGAATTGCAAGCTGAACGCTATCAAGTTAGCCAGCTCACTCAAAACGGTACTATCATCGAGGCAGTGCGTCAGCTGTTAGGTCAGCGTGGTTGCGCTGGCTGCCAATATCTGACTGCTGCTTGATTGGCGGTGAGAGGTAATGGCTTATCTGAATACTTACAATCTTGCTAGTCAAGCTCTGGAAGTTGGCAATGTTATTGCACTGGGGGCTAACGACGTGCAGTTTAGTGGCTGCTGCAATGGTTTGAACCATGCAGCGGGCACTGGCATTATCAACGTCAAAGCTCCGGGTGTGTACGAGATCAACGCTACGGTGACTGTTACTGCTACGGCAGCTGGTGCTATCGGCATACAGCTCTATAATGGTGCTGATGCTGTACCGGGTGCTGCTGCCAGTCAAACTGCTGCTGCCGCTGGTGTGGTGACGCTACCCATCAGCAAACTGATCCGCGTGCGTCCATCCTGCGCTGCTGTCGGTAATGCGGCAAATCTCAGCCTGCAGCTGACAGGTGGTGCCGGAACGGTTACCAGCGTCAATGTAGCAATACATCAAATCGCTTGATTTTATGCGGTATAGTCTTTAATGGCTATACCGCATATTTTTTTATTTAAAATTTAAATTTATGACTTGCAATAATCAAAAAGTAGAGTTAATATACATATAATGAAGATAAAAGGTGGTTATGAACCATGAAAATTATTGATGTTATGCAACAATGGAATGATGATTGCAATGATTCTTTTCAAATGCTGGCTGGTGAATATTTTTTTGAACAACTCGAATACGATTGCAGCGAAATTGAAGCTTTGAAAGCTACAAAATCGTATCTGGAAAAATTCACTGAGACTGATTTTGCCGAGCTCATCGGTGGAAAAGATGCTTGGCTGGAAGCGCTAAGAACAATAGATAGTCTTTTGAAAGCCTAAATCCCTCACCGCTAACTAAAATTTAGTTAGCGGTTTTATTTTGACCACTTTTTGACTGCTACATCTAGACAGATATACAAAGATATAGTAAAATATAGCATAGTGTGAATGTTGTCTACCTGCGTAGACATGCGGAAAATGGGGATTTCTGCCTTTTGGGGCTGTGGTCTAAAAATGGTCTTGAAAACTAGCGAAGGTGCAAGCCTTCCGTGGGTTCGAATCCCACCCTTTCCGCCATTAAAAAATTATAATAGGGTCTTGCAATTTAGATAAGAATCTGTTATAATAAACAAGTAGTCTAATGGAGTGGTACTCAAGCTGGCTGAAGAGGACGGTTTGCTAAATCGTTAGACGGTTTACCCCGTGCGTGGGTTCGAATCCCACCCACTCCGCCAACTATGGCAATCGGCTCTCGGAGAAATCCGAGAGCTTTTTTGTTTTGCTAGAAAAATATGATAGAAAATAAAAACGAAAAATCCGTTGATAATTTTCAAAAGACGTTATATAATAAAATCAGTAGAAAATAAAAACATAAAAACCGTTTTTAGTTGGAGATGATACAATGAAAATACTGCGGATAACTGTGAATGGTTTGCCTTTATTTAAACAGGAGTTAGATCTTTTATTTTATACTCAACAACGAGTTAGTGAAGATGACAAAGAAAAACTCTATAAGATAGAGCCTAATTATTACCTGCATACAGCTTGTGCGTTTATTGGTATTAATGCTTCTGGCAAAACTTCTGTATTGAAAGTAATCAATTTAGCCTTGAATATTTTGCGCAATGAACCTATCAATCATGTTGAGTCGAGGAATATTCTTGGCGGTTGCGAGAATGCGTCGTTTAAAATTTGCTTTTTTGATAACAAGCGTAATATTTGTTGTCTGGAAACTGTTATTAAATCTAAAAAAGCTAAAGCAGGGGGATATGTGTATTCTATAGTTGAAGAAAAGCTTTGGGAAAAGCCTGTCAGCAGCGTTAAATCTAAAAAATACCTTACTGATTTTTCTGCCCTGCGTCCAATAGCAGCCAGAAATACAGATGAGGCTTATCTGCCCGATGACGTAAGTTTTATCATAGCTCATAATAAAAAAACAAATGATAGGATAGATGTGTTTAGCCTGCTTTCATATACCAACATTAATGTTCTTCCGTTTACTGATGATATTCCGTTGGAAGTCATTACATTCCTTGATCCTACTATTGAAAAGTTATGCTTTGAAAAAATTGAAGATAAGGCGTTAATTCATTTGAAGTTTAAGGGAGAGGAAGAGCTTATTTTAAATAATGCAGTAGAACTTGAGCAGTATCTGTCTTCTGGTACTATAAAAGGCATTATTACTTTTTCCATGGTCAAAGAGGTCTTGGCATCAGGTGGCTATCTTTTGATTGATGAGCTTGAAAATCATTTTAACAAAGAGATAGTTGTCACATTGATGCGCTTCTTTATGGATAGCAGCTTAAACAAAAGTGGTAGTACGTTGATTTTTACAACGCATTACTCGGAATTGCTAGACGAATATGATAGAAATGATACCATCTATATTGTAAGAAACCGCAATGGTATTACTGCTGAAAATCTAAGCTATATTTTAAAACGCAATGATATAAAGAAAAGCGATGCTTATCAGAGCGGCTTTCTTGAGGGAACTACACCTGCCTATGAAGCTTATCTGCGCTTAAAGAAAAATTTAGCTGCTTCGTTAAAGTGAAGGGGGCAGTTAGATGAAACTAGCAAAATATAAGGCTTGTATCTGTGAAGGTTCTGCTGAGTCAGCAATCATTGATATTTTAGTAGATAATAATTTGTTGATTTTTACACGAGAAGAAATGTTGGATGAAAAGGTTATCAGATGCAGAAGCGCAAAAAATTTTGAAGAAAGATACTTACGCAAAGGCTTTGATGAACAAATTTCTGTTATACGCATTTTGGATTCTCGTAGGGAAAGCTTTAAGCTAAGCAAAGCTTATGCTTATAAAATAGATGTCGTCAACGTGATTACTGCTCCTGAGATTGAAATGCTGATTATTCATAATGAAGGAGCATATGAACGCTTTAAGCGTTCCGGGAAGAAACCTAGTGATTTTTGCAAAATGGATTTGCGCATGGGTAATGTAAAGGCATATGATTTTGTAAAAGATTATTTTGCTAATCCTAAAATTTTAGTTGATGCTATAAGAGAATACCGCAGGGTTGCTAATATTCCTAAGGGGGAGTACAGTTTGGCAGATTTGTTGAAATAACAAATATAAGGTATAAAGTGCCTTTTGTTTCTGTTGTTCCTATTATTGTTCCTCTCTGTTCCATATATTTGTGGTGCAATCAGAATGGTTTTAAGAGAATTTTACAGTGAATAAGTACTATATATAGTGGCGCAAATGGCGCAATTGCCACAAATTGTAGTTTGACCATTTTGGCTAAATCGTTAGACGGTTTACCCCGCACAGGGTTTGCCACTCTAACTCACTCCGCCAACTATGGCAATCGGCTCTCAGAGAAATCTGAGAGCTTTTTTGTTTGCTTGAATATAATTCTTGAAATTGTTTTTCATTTCTCTTTATGCGGTCTGTATGTTTTGCCTTGCTTACCCATTTTCGAAGCACAGCGATTGCAGCAGTAGCGTTTGTCTGCGCGGCGTCCGCTGATGAGAAAATAATTGTTGCATTCAGGATTGGCGCAGCGGTGGTATTCGCCCGGATTGAGCAGCAGCTGATACAAATCAAGATAAATTGCCTGCATAAGATAGCTGCATTGCCAAAGGCTGGTAAATTTTTCTTGCGCCAGGTCCATTTGCGGTCTGGCGGTATAGATATTATCGTTGATGATATCGAGCAGGACGCGTCTGGCAAAAGTGTGGTCAAGGCTTATGCTTGGAATATCTTCAGCGAGAATTATAGCAGTAAGCTGTTTCTTCGTCAGCAGGTCCTTGTCATAATCAGCAAGTGTGTGCAGCATATGCTTGTCTACGACTGCGAGAAAGTTTTGCAGCTGACAGGCGTAGTCTGCATCTGCTTTACGGATACTCTTGAGCAGCTGTGTGTGCGAAATGCGCTTACGCGTAGCAAAGTATTCTGCTGCCTTGAGCGTAGGTGTTTTGATGCGCGGCAGCAGGTAGTGAATGCCACGTGCGCTGTAATGCAGCAGGTAGGCAAGTGCATAGATAACGCCTGCCTGTGTCCCTTCGTGTCGGAAGAGATAGCTTTGGACAATAAGCAGGCTGCGGACGATTTTGACGCAGCGGGCAAAAAGGCGCAGGCTCATAATGTCCATTTCGTCTACTTCGAACAGTGTGTAATTCAAGGTAACCTCGGCGTCATTGGCAGCATAGTCTTTTTCTGCAAGTATATCTCCCAGATACAGGGTGTCGTCGATAAAGCTGAAATCGTTGATGAGCATAGAGTGATTTTCGTCGTCAAGGTGTGCACGTTTCTCAAGGCAGCGCTGCGAAGAATAGGGCAGGCCGTAGGCATTGCAGAAGGAAAGCACCTGCTTTTTATCGTTTTCGTCAATATTGGCGAAGGCTATAGTCAGGGAAGAAGCTGCCGCACCTTCCTCGCTTTGAGAAGCAACGGTTTGTGTGCGAAAGGGACCTTGGGCGCAGATAAAGTCGTCCTGACCGTTAAAAAAGCGGCGAATCTGATAATTGCCGCAGACATTATTGGTGAAAAATTTGGGAATCACTGGCGCCGGAAAGGCGCGTTGCATTGTCGTCATAGGTATAACCTCGCAAAAATCTAAAATCTTATGTTGCTAGCAGATGCTGATGTTTTGTCGGCATCTGCTTTTTCGTCATTATAATATCACAAAAAAGAAATTTTATCATGGTATTATTATTTCTTGCTTCATCTTATACTAAATGTAGGCGGTGGTCAAGTAAGCTTGCAAAATTCATGTCAAATATATTCCACATATATAAAATTTAAAGCACAGCAAGAGGTACTTTTTTAGTGCATAATAGAGGGGAGAGATAAGGAGTGGTAGTTTGTTTGAAGAAAAATATAAAACTATTGGCTTGAACATTATGTATTATCGCAGGGCATTGAGTCTGACACAGAGCGAGCTGGCGGAGAAAGCCAAAATGTCAAGGGCACGCGTTTCTGATATTGAATGTGGCAAGGGTCCCTTTAATATGGAGTCTATATTTTTGCTGGCACAGGCATTGGGGGTTGATCCTGTACGGCTTATGCAGGAGAAAGAGTGAGAAATAGCGAAAATAAAATTACGTAAGCACATTGCCCATTCCGAAAAGCAAAGCATAAGAAATTAAACCATATGTAAAGTTATGAAAAAATTGTGCAAAGATATGAAATCGAGAATATGCGATAATATATTGGTAAAAGGAGTGAGGGCTAAATGTTTGCGTCGAGATACAAGAAAATAGGTGCCAAGATAGTTTTTTACAGGAAATTGAAGAGCATGACACAGGAGAAGCTTGCCGACGAAGTTGGTATTACACCGCAATATTTATCGCGTATTGAAAACGGTGGCTATACGAAATGCGTATCGCTTTCAACCTTAATGAAGATTGCCGAGAAGCTAGGGATTACGATGAGTGAGCTAATGGAAGGAGTAGAAGATACTTCTTTATAAATTTTGGAGGCAGCATATGAGTGATAAGATAAAGCGTAGTCAGGTAGATGACATTAACAGACGCAATAATGCGGCTGACAGCTATAAAAACAGGTCATTTGGTAAGAAAAAAAGTGTAATTGACGAATATACCGGCGATAAAATTTTTTATAATGCTAATAAGCATATTAATGAAAAGCAATCAAACGTTGACCACATTGTTCCGTTAGATGAACAAATCAGGCGTTATGGCTCTGATTTGACGCCGGAGCAGATAAGAACAATGGCTAATGATGATGCAAATCTTGCTAATACCAATGCTTCACTGAACAAGTCCAAGGGTGCGTTAAATAACCATGAGTATATAGCAAAAAAATATACTGAAGCAGGCGCTGCGAAGATTAACGATGCATCAGAAACCTTATTTGGCAAGAAAATCTTCAAGACAAATAAAAAAGCTGTTGACTGCCCGGATGCTGTGACGAGCGTTAATATGCTGAAAGAAGAAGTGAAGGCAGAGGCGCATATACGGACACAGGCGACTAAATATAAAATAGCAAATACGGTCGATGAAATAAAAAACAGCAAAATTATCAGTTCTAAGCTGGATGCAGTTGCGCCATCGGTAAAGAAGGCTGCTTCTGCCGGCAGGGAAGCAGCCTTTGTAACTGTAGCTGTTTCCGGCTTGACTAATCTTGTGGGCTTGGTGAAAGGTGAACAGGACATTAAGCAGGCTGTAAAAAATGTCGGGAAGGATACTGTAAGGAGCTTTGGCAGTGCTGCCGGTATTTCGGTAGTGCAGGATGGTGTTGTCGCAGTAGCGAAAAAAGCCGGGGCGAAGGATTTTGCCAAACTTGCAGGTAAAAATTTGCCGATTATGCAGCTGACGATGGCTGTAGAAATAGGTGGCATTGTTGCGAACTATTTAGATGGCAATATTAGCGGCGAAGAATGCTCTGCGCAAATTGTTTGCGGTACTGCAGGTGTATTGGCAGCGAACATGGCTTTTGCCTTGGGCGGACCAGTAGCGGCAGTGGTTACTTCCCTGGTTGTGGGAGAAATAACCAGAGCGGTCACTAAATATCAGATGGAACGCAGGCTGGATAAAAAACGCCAGGCGGAATTTAAGCATATTATTAATACTGCACTGCAAAGTTTAGCGCAGCAAAAGCAGCGGATTGATGAATACAATAAAGCAAAAGATGCATATATGACAGCGGCCTTTGACGGTGGCTTTGAGCTTGTTATGCAGGGCGTTTACGCAGTAGATGATAAAGCGATTACCCAAGGACTGAATAGTATTCTGGCGGTATTTAAGCAAAAATGTGCTTTTCAGTCGCTGGAAGAGTTTAACAATTTTTTTGATGATAAAGATGCAGTGCTGACATTATGAAGGGGGTAAGATGATATGATCGGACTTATACTTGGGGCAGCAGCTTTAGGCAGTAGCTTTTATGGTGCTGAGAAATCAATGCAGATAGATAGCAGGACAAAAAAGCGTTATGCTAAAGCTTTTGCTATGGAACAGGAAGCCCACAGGCTTGTGGAAGCCAAGAAGCAGGCAGCAGATGATGCTATGAAGAAGCTTTCCAACCGTAAGCGTTCGATATTAATTACTTCAATGCAGAATTTTGTTGATGTGTATAGCAAGCTCATGAAAATTGACTTTCGTGATGACAAGATGCTTGCAGTTTTAAATCAGCAGAGCTTTAGCACAGAAGAAATACAGATTATCCATGCAGTAGCGCAGACAGCAGTAAGACCAATGACAGATAAAGAAATTGCTGTCAGTATCTTAAAGGGCTTCGGTATATTTGGCTTAGGCAATGCGTTTATCAATGATTCTGAAAGGGAGCTGCAAATGGCTGGTGCGCAGCTGCGCAGTTCGCGTGTTGTCTACAGTCAGGCTGAAAATTTAGCTGCTGTTTTAGACGGCGTGATAGATTCTTGCAATAAGGTGTCTGATTTATTGCCAAGGTTAAACAGGTTGTTTATGCAAGCTATTACATATTCAGATGAACTTATTGCTGCTAAGGGCATGGATAGAGCTGCTTATACAGAAAACGACCGCAAGGCCTTTTGCAGCTGTATAAATCTGGCGGTTACATTGAAAAAAATAATTGATGCTCCTGTACTTACGGACGAAGGCAAGGTTACGCAAGAAACAAAGGAAGCGTCGGCAATTGGCAGTCAGTGTATGCAGGATATAAAAAGATTATGATTTGGAGGAATCAATATGAAAAAGTTTGTGGTTAGTGAAAAATGCATTGCTTGTGGCAACTGCTTATTAGAAACAAAACTGTTACAGGAAGACGCAGAAGGCAAGGCTGTGCCTGCCAATGGTGGTTATTTTAGTGATGATTTTTTAGCGAAGGCTGAAGAAATTGTTGCAGCTTGCCATGTACAAGCTTTGAGCATAGCGGAAGGCGCAGGCGCAGACTTAAGCAAGTTGCCGGAAAAACTGCAAAACGCTTTAGCAAAGATTACCGTTCCGAAGGTTAGTAGGGAAGATGTCAAAATGCACGCACAGGATTACCGTATGACTTGTTCCTATCCGCAGGGAGAATATCGTTATGATTATTCCAGCGAAAGCAGAGCTATGAGTGCTGCAGAAAATGAATTTGACCGTATCTGCTATTCACAGTATAAGAAATTAATTCTTGAGGTTTTTGTGCAATACAAGGAAGATAAGCTGAGAAAGTTTTATACCTTTGATGAAAGTGGCTTCTGGGGACAGATTAACAAGCAATATACAGATGTGCTGCAGGAATTTGCCGGGGCGGCAACTGCAGGCGGAATTAAGCTCCCGGCAGACTTTAAAGAATTTGCTGTTTTCCCCGGCGGCAGTGCTAATGAGAAGGATTCGGTGCTTGTGTATATGCTCAATGTAAGGCTCAAAGAGTTTGAAGACCGCGGCTGCGAGGATGTAATGAGAGAGCTTCGCGATATTCCGCATACTTCACGTAGCGATTATCGGATCGATATGGATTATGATGATATGGAAGTATATGCAGGCACGAGTTTCTTCGGTAATGATAAATACGAAGATAAATACTGTTATAAAGATGTATATAAGGCTTGCGAAGATTTTATGGGAGATTTGAAGAACGCTATAAATTATGTAGATTACGATTCCCAAGTTTTCGACAGCATTGATACGGCCTTAAAGGATTACAAAGAGCGTGTGCAAAAGGAAATAGCTAAAAAAGTTGCCCTGCTGAGTAAGGCAGTTGCAAATTCAAAAGCAGCACTGCTGAATAGTGGCGTTGGAGATTCCAAAGCAGCACTGCTGAAATAA